TGCTGGATCGCGAGAATCGCAGTCCCATTCTTTTCGGCCGCATCGATCATGATGTTGGTCAGCCAAGACTCAGCGAACGTAGACTTCCATCCCATGACTTCTTTTAATTTCACTAGGATGTCTTGATGAGAATCGATGAGTACAATATCATAATCACTGTTGAGTGTCTTCATGATGACCTGGTCCAACTGACCGGATTTCACGTAGTCCATCAAGAGAAGTGTTGGCACCTTGGCGATGGACGGGGTCTTACGGTAATAGAATAGGATATCATTCCGGGTCATCTCACTCGAGATGTAGAGTACCTTAGCCGCAGGGTTTTGCTCTTGAATTGCAGCTAGAGTATCCAATAGAATCGTAGACTTGCCGACTCCGGATTCACCGATCACAATGTTAACCGTGCCTCCATATAGACCTCCACCTTCTTCGTGGTCTGAGAATAGATCGTCGATCTTCTTGCCGGTTCGATGTAGGGAGAACTCTGGAAATTCCATGTCCTCAATTGCGATAATCTCTGGCTCTACCGGTTCTTGCGCTACGGAGTTATTAAAGTCTTTAGTAACTTGACTGTGTCCTTCTGCCACGATCTTTTTCATCGTACCATTGAGACAGCCATAGCTGATATCAGGATGGTCCAACTTGAATTTGTGGAAGAGGTCGATGACCTTAGCGTTCGTAGGAACCGCTCCATTGTGGTTGTCGTTAAACCACTGCCTTACGGCTTGTTCTTTCTTTGTGCCCTTAAGCTCAATCATATTAATTTATTTTTATTGGTTACATAACAAATATACGAATAATTATTGGGAATAAAAAATTCCTGGTAAATTATCCTAAACTTTTAAGTCGAGCAACTTCTTCCTCCGTCAAGGATTCCATGCCCGTTCTCGAGATCTTGTCCAGTAGCTGGTCGAGTGTCAGCTGACACTGCTGCTTACCCTCTTTGAATAAGGTAATACCGTGCATCTGCTCAAAGGTTTCAATCATCTCTGCCACGTTAGGCAGAGTGAGATCCATCGCTACTGCTTCAGGCACGTCGGCTCTGAATACTATAACCGGCAGAAAGTCTTCGGTTTCCTCAGCCGCCGCTTGGTAGATATTAATAATCTCTTCTGGAGATTTATCAGTCATGAGAAGGTTTAGGATACCCACAGGTGTGCCCGTTCCCATGATGTTAAGATCCTCTCTTAACTTTGTCACGGCAGCCATGTCGCCGATCGTAGGTTCCGATTTTCCGAATCGGATAATAAAGGTTGGTACTTCAAACATTGTCTATATTTTTAATTGGTTACATAGTAAATATACGAATAATGTTGGGAAAATAAAAATGTTGGGACACTTTTTTTCGACATTTGTTCGGAGCGAGTCGTACCACGAGGATCCACCTGCTTGCTCCGCTCCAGAGCGAGCCGGGTTTCGGGATCACCGTCAGCCGCTGGCTCCAGGCTCCGAGCATAAAAAAACCCGGTAGCTAACCGGGTTCTCTTAACATTCAGCCGTTAGGAGGAAGCATTACTACCGGCGTGATGTAAGACTCTATTATTATTCTTCTACGGTCATTGCGTCGAGGAAAGTAATAGGAGTGCTGGGGAAGTTAAACGAGGATTTTACGAGCCACTGACCTTCTTGGGTATATAGGTATCTATACTCGATGAATACGTCGTCTTCATCAAAGAAATCCACCACAGATTCATTAAGATTAGGAGGACAGTCTTCATTTCTCCATGCTTTATAAGATAATTCGACCGTGCTTCGATCTCCTTCTTTAATATAGTCTAGTACTTCATCAGGATTGGTCCCATCAGGGAACATTTCTTGAAGAGCTTCTCCTACTCCTTCCAAGTATCCGTCATTGTGACAGTAAACTGAAAGTACTTTGTGTCCGTCGATTTCGACTCCAATTCTTGAACGTGTTGCCATATTGTATAGATTTTTATTAGTTACAAAGTAAATATACGAAAAATTCTTGAAAAGAAAAAATTAATTTTCAACTTTTTTCGCGAGCAATCTGGTATAGTACTCGACCATACCTTGCTCCTCCTTTAATTTACGCTGCATCCATTCAAGATGTTCCTTTGCCGCTTTACGTTTCTTTCGGGTCTCAGCTGCACTATTACCCTTTACTGAATGAATCATCGATCCTTGGACATTAATTGAAGAGGTAAGCTGACGCACGTTAGCACGACATTGAATAAGTTCTTCTTTCCATTCTTGCTTAAGGTATTCCTTACGCTCAAGCTCCATTTCTTGGCGAACTCTTTCTCTAGCTTCTTTTGCTCTATTCCAATTATGTACAAGTTGGTTTAACATACGGTAAATATACGAATAATAGTTGGGAATAAAAAATTTAGTTGAAACTTTTTATTTCATTCCACAGTTCCTCAAGCAGAACGATTTGAGCTCTAAGCTCCACAGCCTCGACGGAGTTCTCTGAATCAGGATCGCCAAGGCTAGTGTAGTCGTTAAGCTCAAATTCAAGTAGGTCTTTGCGCTCACGAATAAGGTTTAAGACCTGCTCGATCATTTGAACTCGACTTGGGTTCCTTCACCCGGAGGAGTCCAGTCTCCAGTTACCTTTCTTGCTAGACCGATAAGGTCGCCCTCATCATCTAGAATAACTTGAACTTTACCGTCTTTGTAATAATCATTCCATTGACAGTCCCACTCTACAGGTTTACCGTTCTTAAAATTCTTAGGGATTTCAGCCGGGAGGTCACAGACATAATCGTATACCTCAGTTTCTCCTCGGTTATCACAGGAACTAAACGCTAGTACAAGTGATAATATTAAAATGTTAATTGCCTTCATAAATCTAATATACTAATTATTTTTGACATCTGAAAATTTTTAGGGATAAATTATACTCTTTTTACATGAGCAATTGTAATCGAGGCTTCCGGATCTAGATCGTCCTGGATTTGAACTGCGCCTGTCTGTCTGATTCTTTCGATCGCAGTTCTGTATTTCAGACTTGGATTCCTGATTCCAGCTACGCTTAATCCCCTCTCATAGGCTTTTTTAAAAGTATTGGAAGCTACTAAGGTAGAGCGAAGCTCCTCGCCTATGCTCGAAGGCAGGCTCGTTCGGTGAGCGTCCCTACTTGCGATCATTATGTAGATCCAATTATCCAATTCGGTCTATGATGTCTTTAATGAAACTACATTTCTCGAACTCCTCCTTCTCTACAAAATGTTCAATCATAGAATCAAGAGCCTGAATCTTAGACTCTCTAGGAGAAGGGTCTTCAACTGCCTCGTCCGGATAAGAAGATAAACTATTAAATACTACATTATAAAATATATCTACATCTTCCCTCTTTAAGGCTTCTAACTGGTTAAGTAATTTATCTGAATTTAAATATGTCATAATTCTCTTTACAATGATTAAAATACTCGTTCTTCATGCTTTCCCACCGGTCTTCATACTGCCAGTTTCGAAGAACTTCACTGTTCATAATACTAAAGTAACCCACGTGCTTTAAATCAAATACAAAATGTCCAAGCTCGTGGTATACTGCGGCTCTGACTACATACTCTCCTCGGTCGATTAGCTGGTCAGATAAGACGATTGTATTATCCTTCTTGTTCGATACTCCAACGAACCCTGAACCTACCTCTCCAAACTTGAGACTACGGAGTCTACCTATCGGGTACCTAACATCGATACCTTCTCGATCCATGTCAGCCTGCCATTCGTCTAGGAAGGGCTGTAAGCGAGGATCAACGACTGGGCCTGGGCCTGGAGGTCTAGTCCATAGGTATATACTAAAGGCCGCAATTGAAATAAAGAAGAAGAGTGTACTACGGAGTGACTTGCTCATTGATACTATTATTAGTTTGTTCGATAATTTGCTGGCCTGAGTCGTCTCCGAATAGATCCATCATCATTCCTTCTAGAATGTATAGACCTCTCTTAGCGCTCTCCACGAATCTAGGATCCATGTATTCTTCGTTAATTGCCTTTACTGCTCCGCATTTAATGATCTCTTCCATATCGTCCAGCAGATTAGCAAACACTGCGGTTGATTGATACAGATCTACTGCCTGTCTTGGTTTTAGACTCTCGATTCTTGGGTCTTGGAAAAAGTAATCCAAGTCGATTTTCATAATGTTCTCTCCGTCAAATACTACTACGTTCTTCATTTCTTTTATTGATTATAGATTTTCTTCAGTTTATTTAGCGCTCTCTTTTTGATATTACCTACAGTAACATTAGTAACTCCAAGAATCTTGCCGATCTCGATCTGAGTTACACGCTCTCCGGTTTCTAGTCCAAAGAACAAGGTTATAACTTCGCGTTCACGATCAGTTAGCATTCCCAGAGCCGATCCAATCGAAGCTACAAAGTCGTTAGTTTCTTCAGCTGGCTCCTTGAATGGATATCTATCTGAGCGGCGCTCTTGATTATCATCGGAGACCACCTGGTCCAGACGAACTGGCGTCAGGTTCTCGACTTCTTTACCTTCTTTCTTTGCCAAGTATCTTTCATACTCTTGATTAACCGGGATTCTTACAATCCTTCCACACTGATCAATCAGCTCGTTCATAAGCTTAATGACTCGAGTTCTAGCAAAGCTAGTGAATCTTACTCCAGCATTTGGATCGAATCTAAGAGCAGCTTCGTATAGGCCAATATTACCCTGTTGGATAAGGTCATCAACTAGGATACCTCTTCCAATATTACGATTAGCCATCGTAACTACAATCTTAAGATTATGCTTAACCAGAGTGTTGATCGCATCTCTGTTACCTTCCTTGATTTTAAGCGCAAGGTCACGCTCTTCTTCCCTGCTTAAGGGATTTAAATTTCTGATAGATTCAAAGTATCTATCTAAGCTTTCTGATTTACTCATCTTCGTCTTCTTTAATGGTTCTTATTTCGTCGTCTGTTATAGTAACTCTAAGTGAAGCTGATACACATCTCCAACATGTTACAGCTGTCGCTTCTGAACCACAGTTATGTACTTCATCGTCGCATACTCTACAGTTCAATGTTTTACCTTCTTTTTTTCTCATTCTTTAGAGATTATTTTTATATACATTTACATATAACTAGATGTATACTGTAAATATAAGAGATTTTTTTGAAAAGTAAAAATTTTATTGAAAAAATTTCAAACTTTTTATTGAGCGAGGTTAGTAATATATCATGCGTCACTGGACTCGCTCAAATGATATCACATAAAAAAAGGAGCCGGAGCTCCTATTATATTATACCGTTATTGGTAATAAGGTTTCTATCTTATAGTATCCTTACCGGCTTCTTGCCAGCCGGATGAAAAGTCTTGCAGGATACTTCGAGCAGTTTGACCTGCCGCCTTTGGAATGTTAGTAGATTCTCCACGCTGTTTGTTAACTGCCATCTGGTAGAGAACGCTGATTACTACAATGTTTAGGAAGATGGCGAGCAATGTTCTTAAAATCTTTTTCATTGGTTAAATTTTAAAGTAGTTAGAAGAGAGCATGTTTCATAATCTTCTATTTCCTCATAGTAAGATACGCACATACCTAAATTTTCCTTAATTGATTCTGGTGTTAATTCAAATATCAATTCATCGATCGCAAAGCAAGGAACCCTGCTTAGATTATTCTCTGACATTCTGACCAAAGATGTTTTAATCGCAGAGTAAACGTCGTCGCGGTGTAAGAATCTCAAGTCGTCCGGATGGTCCACTTCGAAGAGAGGAATCTCCCATGATTTACCGCTGTCCGGATCTTTATGAGTTATGATAAGCATTATTCAAATATTACTTTGGTCTTCTTATTACTTAGTACTATTTCTAATCCTGATGGAGCAAAGCCTCCGATTGGTGAACCACTGATATCTGCTTCGACGTTATCCCAGAAGTCCTCGTCTTTTTCGTTCCAGCTGAATTCGTACTCGTGCTCGTACTCTTCCCACTTCTCGTCGTCAAGAGGATCGGGAACAATTACGTTGAATGTAATTATACCACTTACTTCCAATATATTTATATAAGTATCTTTTATTCCCCACGATCTTTCTTCAAATTCAGCGGACCACTTAACTTTAATATTAACCGAAGATACATCGATCTCCAGGTCAAGGGCTCCTACTTCCTGTAAGAAACTATCAGCAGTATCTGGTACAGAGAATCCAATGGTCTCAGGATTCTTGTATCCATCTACATCTACACTTATGTAGCTATCTATCGTTGTTTCATATGGTCCTAGCATTTAAATATTCTTTTTATTATTTAATCTTCTTGGCTGAATTATAAAGTTTTACAGCCTGGTCGAGGTCTCCTTCCGCCAGCATGATAGCACCTAGCTCGACTGAGAAGTTCTCTTTAAAGAATTTTAAATTAGCAGGACTTTGTTTAACGATAGGTATACAATCGTTTAACGAAACCATACGTTCAGGTATAGCTAATCTTTTAAGCTTCTTACGTACTCGGTCCTTTGCGCCGAATCTCAATAACTGATTTATCTCTTCCACTCTCATATAGTAAATATACGAAAAATAATTGGGATAAAAAAATTATTGACCCAGTTTATTAATTAATTCTTTACGTTCTTCGTCTGTCATACGAATCACATCAAAGAATCTCTGCTGAAGTTCATTTTCAGCCTCTGTCGTACAGTAGTGTACGTAATCGTCAAAGTCTAACCAATCTTCTTTTTCGTCCAAAAACTCTGGGTCAGTATCAGATAACTCTACCTTTTCGACGGCTACTCCCATAATCGGATGAGTTCCAAGTAGCCAAAACTTTACTATTCTCTTTTTCATGTTTAATATCTTTACTATAAATATAGGCAATATTCTTGAAAAGTAAAATTATCTGTGATAATAATCTGCATTATTTCCAGAGCGAGCATAGCACGCCTATGCACGCCTTAGGCTTCGCTCCAGGCATGGGGCATAAAAAAACCCTACCGAAGTAGGGTCTTGTGATCCGGACAGGATTCGAACCTGTGACCGTCTGCTTAGAAGGCAGATGCTCTATCCAGCTGAGCTACCGGACCGGGTTCTTAGTTAACCTCCATTACTTGCTCGTATAAAGAGGCGTAGGACTTAACTATTTCTGGATGGTTACGTTGCATTCGCTTACACCAGTCTTCTGCCCATCGCATTGCATTCGATAATTGGTCTTGGGTCTTACAGCTACGCACCACTCGGTTCACGTATTTAAACTGTTCTAAAAGGGTATCTAGATTATTCATGATTATGATTTAAGTTTCTTAGAGAGGCTGGCATAATAATAATCGCCAGTATCTTGGTACAACTTCCAAAATTTATCCGCAAGCCCAGTTGAGTCTTCGGTCATTTCTGCCAGGGCTTCAGCCGATCTGTGCTTAGCTACTGACCATACTCGATAATCGTTCGAGTTAATCAGCTTCCAATGTTCTCTTTCAGTCATGCTCATATTGTAAATATACGAATAATTATTGAAATAAAAAAATTAAAATATATGTTTTTTCCAGAGTGGCCCTGTTGCGAGAGTTCCCGAGAGGCGCTCGCTCCCGGTGGGCACGGTGACGACTACGGAGTCATTACCAATCTGCATTCTCATCTTTATATTGAATCATTAGTTCATCAAACATATCGTTATATTCTTTGTAGAGGCGGGAGTATATCTCCTTGTTCTTATTAACAATCCAATTGTTGATCCAAGGTTCTAGATACTCGCTGAACTCGGAGATCTCCTTATCGTCCTCTTCGGTAAATGTAGCGTCTTCTAAGTCTCGGTCCTTAGGGTCTAAACATACTGAGTACTCTTCCAATTCAAAGTCAAGTAGGGTGGAGCGCTCGTGTACATGTCGACTGTCTCTCCTAAATACGCTTGCACTAAATAGGTCTACATTCATTTCTAAAACCGAGTGTATAGCAGGTCTAATTGCTCCAGTATCTTCAGCTGAGAATCCAAGTCCAAGTAGAGTATCTCCAGCGAACTTCATCTCCTCTTCCCAGTTAGTCAACTGATCGCTTTGATAATTCATCTCATCCCAGTGTTTCTTTAAGAAGAGCGAAACGTCCAGATTCTTAGAGGTAAAGCTGGCTCCATCCCCTTGATTGTGCCAGCCGGAGAATTCAATATCCGTCTGGGAAAAGCCGCTTTGTTCCAGTTCTTCCTCCAGCTCTTCAATAGTAAATTGGAACCAGTCGTCGGTTATACTGCTCTCTACTATTTCGATCTGACGATATTCGCTTAGCTCATTGAACTTCATATTACCACCAGCTATCATAATATACAGTGTACCCTTCTTTGATCGACTTGATAGCTTCCTTACAGAACTGAAGGTCATCGTTCTCCTCGTCCTTATCACCCATTGACTGACCGAAAAAGAATCCTTCAGTGTGAGGTAATTCATCATCAATAATAACAGAAGCGATATAATTAATATCTTCTTCAGTCAATTGAACAGGGTCTCCATTGAAATACTCTCCATTGCCTCCCTTCTCTCGATACAGACCTTCCATCAGGCCGTGTAGATTAGGGTGCTTACGCCAGTAGTGGAGTTCTTCAACTTCTACGTCTTGAATTTCATCTTGGAAGTCAACTGACTTCGTTAACTTTGTTTTGGTGCGGAACGCAAATTGGTCTAATCCCATAATGTTTTTGTTTTAAGTATAAGTAAATATACGAATAATATGCGATATAAAAAAATTATTCGTCATAAAATTCTTCAATAACATCAGCGCCATATATTTCTCCTCTTGCTCCAAAACCAAACTCCACACCTGGCTCTGCCTTGACTAAAAATACCGCATGATAATAGTCATTATCAATGGATTCATCGAACGACTTCTTAGCGTCTTCAATGTTCGGGAAAATCTGATAAGAGTCCCCGTCGTAATTTAAGTTTATTAGTACATACATAATCATACAAATGCGCGTGGGATTCCTAATTCATCAATTAAGCAGGTCCAGTCGAATTCTTCTAATACTTCATCTAGACTAAGGTCATTTTCCTCTCCCCAATCTTTAACGTATTCGAATAGGTCATCATCTTCAAGATACTCCTCGACTTCCTGGTTGAAGTCAATAAATTCGTCTCGGTACTTATTACCGTAACGCATTAAACGATCTAGTGATTCTTCTAAATCACTCCTAATTTCAGACTCGATACCATCGGTAAAGTCCCTCAATAATTCTAATTCTTTTTCCGTGTATTTCATGTGTTTTGTTTTAAGTGTAAGTAAATATACGAATAATTTTTGAAATAAAAAAATCTTATCACAAAATTTTATTATTTGTTCGGAGCGAGTGCAGCTCGACTTATTTAATTGTTTCGCGGCTCAGGACTTGGAACAAAGAAAAGCCCCGCCGAAGCAGGGCTTTCCAAACCTAAAACAATCCACCTACACTAACTACCGCTGATCTCTACAGCGGTGAGGAATCGATTATATTCCTCTTCTAGTATATCTTTTATTAACTCAATCGAATCTTCTTCTTCTGCCATCCACTTGTTGGTTACTCCGTTAAATATAGTATACCAACTGATAGGCTTATTTTCTCGGTCCAGTCTGATCCACACGCTACCTTGGGGTACTCGCCCTTCAACATGCCGATCTTGGATTGGATTCCAATTAATCATCGTCTTCGTCAAGAACTAACTCAAGCGCTTCCAAGCGTTGGGCTTCTCGTTCGGCGAAGTATCCCAGCTTCGCCATCGAGTATCGAACCCCGTCCGCATTCTCGTCTTTACACGATTGAATCATTTGATTAAAATGATATTCCAATTTTTCTTTGAATCCGTTCGGATATTTCTTTACTGTTCCTTTTTTCATATTACTCCAAAACTAATTAATACTGATGGGTTTCCATGTTCACACTCTCCGTCGGGCTCAACTTCACATCCTTCACTACAGCAAGCCGGTACTACGGAGTCATAGATTAAGTCTGCTAAGGAAACCCCGTGTATTTCCAGGGTTTCCTTCTCTGAGATTCTGGTGTTCGACATTATTCGGCGATAAAGATTTCTTGATTGACACTCACTGACCTCCACTCTTGTTTTTGCAAGTCAAAGTAGGTTACGACCTTCGGGCTTGAGCTGCCTCCCTTTGGATGATTTTCAAGCGGGACCTGTTCGAGTAGAGTGGTTCCCAACGCAGTGCGTAAGGTCCCGTCCAATTTCTTAAATGCGAACTGTACCGTACCGACATTTAATCGGTTACGTAATTCTTGTGGATTGATTGGTTCTAATACCATGTTAATTGTTTTAAGTTATATAGTAAATATACTAATTATTCCTGACAAATAAAAATTTATTTACGATTTAGTAGAGTACCGTGCATAACCGGCTCGGCCGCCATGCGCTTGTCCAAGGCATCTGCGATACACTCGTCCGTATGTGTGTCACCCATCCCGGCTCCCTTGGCCTCGGGACTCTTTGCCAACACCTTGAGTTTCTTAATCGCTCCGCTGATGAGTTCATCGATGCGCGAGTCCCCAGTCTTACGGTTCTCCCCAATCGATCCCCAGTGCAAATTGCCGTAAAAACAATATCCAATTTGGTCTGCATCGATATTAAAAGGTTGACTATTAATTTCATTAGTCAATTCATCGAGTATGTTATCGATTGACTGGGTTACTTTCTCGAACTCGGGTGTGGATTTCATATTATCCATGTCGTAGTTCAGTAGGGCATAAGGATTTTTAAAAGACATAATGTAATTGTTTTAAGTTATAAGTAAATATACGAATAATCCTTGAAATAAAAAAATAAATTCTAAAAAAGGTTGAAAGTTTTTCAGAGCGAAATTTGCAACGGATAGTACCATGCAGAACCCGCTCCTGGGCGAGCATAAAAAGGTGCATAGCGATGCTCACTTGCTCCTGGCTTTGAGCAAAAGAAAAAGGTCTTCTAGTTGAAGACCTTTTCCCGACATAATAACCAAAATGATAAACAATAAGATGAATATCCTTTAATCTATAGTACTAAATTCTTTTATTTTTTTAAAGAATTGTTCTTTTAAATTTTTTAATCTAGCACATTTCTCGTACTCTTCTTTTTCCACAAAGTATTCTAACATACTTTCCAATTCCCACATTACCTTCTCATTCGATAGGTGAAGCATCTCAGGCCTTTGCATAAAATACTCTTGGTTCTGGTTAAAGACCTCGTCGAAATGATCTTCGACTACCCATTCAAATAGGTTCAAGCTGTCCTCATCCCGGCCCAGTTCTCCGTCTACAGAGTTGATAAAGTTAATCAACCCCTGATTCTGTTTTACTTCGTTTACTTCCATCATTTTAACTCGATTAATTTTATACGGTCATTGTGTTTAAATGCTTTAAGCATTACTTTACCGCATGGAGCTACAAAGCTAAAGGTGTGGAATTCTATATCTGGATCACTATACCTAACCTTGATTGACTTGATATCCGATTCAGCATAGCCTTTAGATTGGCTCCATAGTTTGATTGCTTCTTGTATTAACGGTGTAGTCATAGGAGTATATTATTATTTATTTGTACAGTGGTTATAACTCTCAGGTTTTATAGACTAATTTATTGTTGTTACTGTAAATATAGTAAAAAATTTTTAAACTAAAAAATTAAATCTAAAAAATCTATAAAAACAAGAAAGGCCGACTACGGAGTCGACCCTTCTCTAACTTAAAACAAGGAATCAGAAATTACCGGGCGCTACCTGAAAACAGGCGATTCCGTTGCGCCTCCACATATCAACAACCTTATCACGGTCATCAAATACACAGAGCAGTTTAGACCTATCCGGAAATAGACTATCCAACCAGTGTTGCTTTAACTTATCGTCCGGCATAAAGTGCCAGTCCTCCCCAGTCGGTCTCATCTTTAAGACATCATAAGGTACCTCCCACTTGGACAACCAATCCAGCGTAGCCGACTTGGTAGCCTTGCTCCGACCAGACAGAATAGCGATCTTATAACCTCGAACCTTCATAGCTTTACAAGCCTCGATTACTGGATGGTTCGGTTCGTCCAACTCCACGTTCTTCGGATCAAAGAACTGGTCCCAATCGATCTTACCGTCAGGGAGACTTGCCAACTCTCGTCTTTTTCGAATGTCGGCAAGCGTCCCGTCCAAATCAAAGATTACCCACTTACTCATTTTAAAACTGAATTAAATCGATTGCCATTTCCCCGGTCGGTTCCCCGTTCCTCAGGATCTCGTAGTTTGGGTCCATCCCGCTCTGTATCACGTCTGCGATGAGCTCGTCGATGGTTGAAAATAATTTCTCGTAATAATTACAATCTAGTCCGTACATGTGTTTTGTTTTAAGTATAAGTAAATATACAAATAATAATTGGGAAATAAAAATCAGGTGTAAAGTTTTTAGGATATAACCTAGAGCGAGGGCGCACCTCCGGATGTCTAGCACGCCTCATGCTCTCTTCGCTCCTGGCTTTGAGCATAAAAAAAGGAGTCCAATAGACTCCTTCTTCCTAAATCATACGGGTCCCGCTGAGGGATTACTTCGGCTGGCGATATAGAATATTCATCAGGATTCTTTTGTCTCCTGGATTCCACAAGGATTCACCGAGCTCCTGCTCCATTTGTTCCTCCTCCATCATGGCCTCCTTCATGCGCGATTGCCATTGTGCTACGCTCATTTGACTTGGCACGAACTGGTCGCAGTAAGCATAGTCTGCCAAGGTATTAAACTCTTTCTCAGTCAAGCTCAGGGCTTGAGTTAAGATTTCTTTTACACTACTCATAGGTATGGGGTTTAAGGATTTAGTTAAATATAAGAATCTTTTATGGATTAAAAAAATCAAGGGTGAAAAGATTTAGAAACCAAATGGGGGCGAGCAAAGGAGAAGAGGGCTCGCCCCTTGCTAGAGTGCTAAAAAAGCCGGTAACTAACGCTACCGGCCTACTACGGAGTTAATCTTTTCTTATCTATAGAGAATTACATACTCTCCAAAATAACGATCGAATACTTGAATTGCATTTTCATAATCTCCTGATTTCATCTGATCCACAATCCAATCTCCTGCGCTCTGGCTTTCAGAAAAGCCTAGCCCTTCTAAGACGTCCTGACCTTCGATCTCCAGATTTAATTGCTTTGCAAATCTCTTCGCCATACCCATGAGTACGAATACATTTCCGTCTGGTCCGCTAAGATCGATTTCAATCGGTCCACGAGGAATTTCATTTCTGGACTTTATCATAGGTCATGGGGTTTACCGATTCCTCGGAAGTTAAGATTTCCTAATTGAACTGCGAGACTCTCTGCCAACTTTGCCTCCTCGAATCGTGGGTGTGCCCTCTCCTTCTGATCACAATCGCGACAAATCATTTCCTGATTAAACCACGATCCTGTGGTGATGTTGGTGTGGCACTGACACCGATCACACTTTTTAAATTCTAATCCGTACATGATGTATGTGTTTTAAGTTAATACTAATATAAGAAAAATCCTTTAAATAAAAAAATCCTGCGAAAAAATAAATGAGAGCGAACTCTGCCCTCCTCAGGTACGCGTGGTTTCCGGAGAGATTCGTCCAGACCTGAGCGAATCCCAAAATTTAACCCTCCGATGTAAATCAGGTTACTGTCGCTCCGGATGCCGGGCGAAGTCTGCAAGGTATCCTAACTGGGTAGAGTCGCCCGAAGTCTGGAGCGAAACCGCAGGCGCGCAGGAGTCAGGTAGGCTGGGCCAGCTTAGGTTGTTTAACCTTTTTCCCAAAAGATTAAACACACTGATTTTGGGGCATAAAAAAACCTGGCCGTAAAGACCAGGTTTCTCACACAACAATTAGGGATTTTAAAATTCGAAACTCATACCTGTAGAATAGTTGCCAGTTACTAGATTAAAGATTGCGAATCCAATTCCCCAAACTGATAAGCAGATTAGGCCACTAGCCCAAACTGTAAATACTCCGTTAATTACTTTTGTTTTCATCTGATTTTTATTAATTGGTTATAGAGTAAATATAGGCATAATTCCGGAATTAAAAAAATAATCAAACACTTTATTCGAAATCTTTTAAGGGCGAGGTCTGCTAGGCGCTAGTACTCGTCGCTATCGTCCGGGAGCCAGTTCTTCGGGCGTCTGCCTTTGCGAGTGTAGCGCTTTCGGTTTCTTTGAACAGAACCCCGCTGCGCATCCCACCATTCCTGCTGAGAGAGCTCAACCTCCTTTAGCCGGACATTGGTCTTGTTCTTCTTGTTCATGATAATATTTATTGATTTATTTTAGGATGTCCCCGATTTTTCTTATATTAGATATAGGGTTTCCAAAAACGGGGAGCCCTTTTTTCGTAAAGTATAATAGATCTATTTCTCGTCCAGATCCGGAGCGAGTTTTAAGACTTAAGGTAAGATTTCCTCACTAAAGATTTTAGATTCTTTTTTATTATTTACCGCATTTACCCCGCAAGTTTTTTAATAGTAGCTTTTAAGTTCGCTCAACTGATTGATTATCAACCGGTTTTATTTTGGTAATTCTCACACAGGATTCGGAATTACTGCTAAGAGCCAAAGGGTCAAAGAAGCCTTGATAGTTTCGCCCGATGCCGGGAGCGGGAAAAAAGAAGAATAGTATTCTTCAGGTATCGAAACAGGATTTACGGTCTCGCCTAACTGATTGACTTTCAATAACTGAGCGAGTCGGAATTCCTATAGTATTTTTAGTAGACTACTAGATTTCTTCCTGTCTACCAGGTTCCTGGAGTCTGGACGAATTTAACCCGGTAAAGTTGCAATTATTTTAGATCAGGTACCGGGCGAACCTGTAGGAAACCTCATAGATCTACATTATATCTTATATACCAGGCCTGAACGAGCAGAATTCCTAAGCCTTGCCAAGAGCAGGTATGGAGTCTCGGGGCCCATTATTACCAGGCCATGGGGCCTCACGGGCGAGAATAGTGCCCCGGGGTCACCTCTGGGGCCCTCCAGGTGCCCCTGGGGCCTATATACCAGGATTGATATATATCATATATAGGCGGATAGGTTGAATTTTGTGAATTAAAGGGCCGGGGCAAAAAAGGTCCCATCTCCAGGTGAGAAAAAATTTCCAGGAATGCGGGGCCCTACTAGAATGAATTTCTCCGGAGGGCAAAAAAATTCCCGGGGGCGGAAGGACCTCTGGACCTATTTCTTCTCTAGGAACCTGAATTCTATTCCGTGGCCAAACCAGACTAGGGCTATTCCGTAAGCTCCGTTCAGGTATCTATCCCAGGTTATTATTATAGAGGGTACGAGATACCATTGGCCTACCTGTTTGAATAGTTCGATCTTCATCTTATTCATAAAAGTTTTCTTGTATGTATCTGAGTCTCTCCAATTCGTTTTCTACTTCGTCTTCGACAGTCCAGATCTGGAGTTTACCTTCTCTTACTTCCCAATAGTATATACATGGAATCGAGTCTAACTGTGATAGATCTATCTTTTCTCTAAATTGAGTTGGTATAGGTTCTTGTTGTGTGCTGCATCCTGTCAGCAAGATCAAGGTTAATACCAAGGCCACAATGAAGATCAAGGATCTAGCTACAGCCTGGGCTACTGGTCTTTCCTGATCTGATCTATTTGGGTTATCCCACCATTTACCTGTGTATTTCATTTACTTCTATTTTTATTTCTTCTTTCAGGCTGTCCTGTGTCCTGGTCTTGGTATCCTTAGATTGGTTTTCAATTGAAAGGATTAGGATCCCGATTAGGGTTCCCCAAAAGATACAGGAAAAACACTTTCTTTGCCAAAAGTCATACATATAATAAGTTATACTGCCCGCGCGACTCGAGGTTTACAGTGGACACTGGGTGACACCAGAAAATTTTTCGCGCGCGGCGCGGGGAACCGGGGCCCACATGGTGGGAATAAATAAAAAAAATAAATCAGGTAAACCTATGAAGTACCTCTATTTTAGCGCCGCGTGGTGCGCACCGTGCCGGATACTCGGACCAGTAATGGAAAAACTCAGTGAGACTTTTCCGGTAGAAAAAATAGACGTCGACTCTGAACACGAGTACCTAGAGAGATACAGGATCCGAAGCATACCAACTGTGATCCTAGTAGAAGAAGACGGCAAGGAATTGAGCCGCTCCCTGGGTGCCAAGCCGGAGGAGTTTTTTGTTCGGGAATGGACGGAATGGAACGCAGTATCTAATAAATAACTAAAAGGAACATTTAAGATGAAATCAAACGTAGAATCTTATAAGAAGTGGTATCGCCAAGTATTCGAGGCAGAAGAACCAGAAAACAAGGAATTCGGCCTAGAAGGCGGTGGCCAGCATGGGGTAATCATGTGTGTCAATTCAAATTGGAAAGAGGGCCAGTTTACTGGAGCCCAAAGATACTTTTCTAGTCGAGGAGAAACCCGTCCTAGTCGCGGTACCTACGACCAACACATCTACTACAGTCCGGATGAATTTCAAGGCTGGGAACAGGGTCCGGCATTTCAGGACTTCGATACTCGCGGATTAAGATACTACTGGAAAGACCTCAGCGGTGGCAACCCGGTTTCGATCCTCATCCCAGGTACTGGAGAGATCGTACATCACAAAGGGGCCGAGCACATTGCCTATGAAGAAGTATACAAAGAACTGGCCAGCATTCCTGAATTTCAACAGATCATGAAAGCCAAGCAGTCTGGCAGATTAGGCAACATTCCAAAAGAAATCATCATGTCCTTAAAAGCAAAAACCCAGGAACTGGATATAGATTCCAGATCCCGGGATATTTTTGATCGCGGAGTGAATGATAACCCAGAATTTGTGAAGGCAATGGTTAAGCGTTGCTGGGCTATGGGTCTAGTTGATTAAAGCACGTCGCTCAATTGCAGACCGCTTTCACGCACTCCAATCTGAAGCTTCTTAATCGATTTCTTGTATCTTTGTCGAATTCTTTCAGAAGAACATTCGTATCGATCTGCGATCGCACCTAAAGATTCCTGACTCTTACCGATGCCGTGGTACGAGAGCACGATATCACGCTCGATTCCGTTTAGTCGACCTAGCTGTCGATCCAAGAACTTAATACTAGACTCTCGGTTTACCTTGTGATCAGTACCTAGAGGATCCCCATTGATCACGTTGATCGGACCAAACTTGTCGTCTGGATCTTCGTTTGGATTACCTTCTAGGCTGGCAGCTCTTTTATCAGCTGAGATCGACTGCTTTAGGGACTTGATTGCCTCTGTGCCTGGAATACTAGTGATTCGGCCGGCCTCAAGCTCCCTGGTCAAGAACTCGTCAATTACCTCTTCTTCGGTTGCATCTCGACCAAATTCAGAAGCAAGCTCGGCCTCAATGCGTCGCATCTTATGTAGGCTCTGAACCTTGTTTTGGGGCAGCCTAACAACTCTTGAGCTGTCAGTTAAGTATTTCAACATGTTCTTACGAATGTGCCACACGGCGTACGAGATGAACTTAAACCCGGTTGAAGGATCGAAGTCATGAGCTGCTTCTACAAGACCCATGTTTCCTTCGTTAATGAGATCATCCAATTTAACTGTGCTTCCACCTGCATATGACTTGGCTACTGAGATCACGAATCTTAGATTCGCCTTGACTAGGCGTTCGATTGCCGCCTGATCTCCCTCTCTAGCCTTCCATGCTACTTCGGCCTCCTCTTGTGGAGACATGATGTCGGTCTTAGTAACTTCATTCGTGTATCGCTGGAAGTTACTTGACCTGACCGTCTTTTGATCGGCGATAATTTTAAACTGTCGCATTTTTATTTTAGTCTATTAAATGTGTTAGTTAATATACTATACCAGGGTGCAATATTAAAGCAAAAAACGTCAATTTTGACACCCCTTGTTCAATTTTTTCACATAATGGTTAAACAAAACTGATCTATTTGGGACCAAAAAATCACGCAAAGATTGGTCTGGATTGCAATGGGTGAATCCCAAGCGGTTTGAATTTACTAGGTTCACAATGGAGATAAATAATAAAAATTATTACTGTTTGAATAGAACAAAGTCCTTTAATGATTGGAAAGAACAATAGGACAAGTAAAAATCTTCTAATCAAAAAAGGACCCTAATGGGTCCTTTTCTTTTTTCCGATGTCTGACAATCATTAAAATATCCAAGAATATCTTGAGCCGCATATGAAGGCATGAGGATTGTACATAGAAAGCCAAACAGCAGTTAATCTAAATTCTCCTTTACTCTTGTTATAAACAATCATAGTAGATACAGTCGAAGCCCAATAGGCGTCTTTTGAGATCTGATAGTTGTGACTTGGCGATTCAACCCAGGCTTGAAAGGCCAGATCAGCAATTAGGTCTAGGTTTCCACCCTCAATCGCGTCGATAAGTCTGTTATCACCGGTTGAAATTAGGCGTTTTTTATAGATACACTCAGATCCGTTAGTCCACCAAGAGAGACTATCGCTGTGTTCGAATGGAGCATCCCAGGGCATTAGATGCTCTGCCCATCGACTACCGTAATCTCTAAGCAGGCTGTCCTCAAAGGATCCGATCGGTTTCTTATTCATTGAAGCAAGTCGATCGTTGATCTTATTCCAGATTAATCGGTCTAATTGATCCGATTTGATAGTAATGTCTTGTGCACTTGCAAGGTTTGCTGTGGCTAAGATGGAAAATAAAACTAGTAACTTCTTCATAATTGTGATATTCTTATTCATATATTACTATTTTTTCTGTGAAAAATTAACCGAACGGCAGAATAAATAATTAAAATACTTTTTACAAAACATGAAAAATCCAAAAATATTACCATTCGGAGACTGGTTTAAAGTCTACGAAAAAGCAGGTTCTAATTTAAATAAGACCCAAAGATTATTAGAGTCTGAATTATTTGAAGCAAGAAGCACAAAACTAGTGAGGCTTCCTAGAATACTTCCAGGTACCACACTTAAAGATAGTATTGAAGACTACGTAGGCAGTGACTTCGCAGACATGGTGAAGGCCGCATACGAACACATCACCAACTCAAATAGTCCTAAAGTTGCAGCAATGATCGACACTGTGGGTCAACTTCTTAATATCGACAAGAAGTTCTTAAATAGCAGCTGGTGCTACGGGGTTAACAGCCCTGAGGATTTCCTATCATATATGTATGCCATAAAGTATTACCGAATAGGAACATCATCGAATGATAAGACGAAAAAAAAATACGGAACTAAGGAAAAGGCAATAGCTGCTATGAAGGAGCGAATTGATAAAGGTTTGTTCAGGTTTGAGAGAGATTCTGACTACGATATTGAATTGATTCCTAATCCCGATAGAGATCCCGGAAGTTCTAGTTGTGTAACTGTTGGTCGAGTCGGAGACGCAGGAAACGATGTAACTAACAAGGGTGTACAAAAGGTATCTAAGTACCGAGACATCCAAGAATACATTAATGGTTACTGGATTCTCGCATATATGTCTTACCAGGCCAAACAATACGGAAAAACGAATGGAGAAGTTAGAGAAGGGGCAAATCCAAAAGGATTCGATTTTTCATCTGTTAGCGCCAATAACAATTACTCTTCAAAAATAGTAATGAGACTCGCAAGTGATTCAACTTTAGCATTGTTCTCAAGGCAAGTTGATGCTGAGACTACAGTAACAGCTGCCTCAGTTCCGATGGAAGCTGGAATTGATGTTCCATTTAAGAAGGCTACCATCGCACAAGGCGGAGCAGATGTCCCAGAGAGCTATCTTCCTCAAATTGATGCCATCGCTAAAGAAATCAACGAAAAATTTGGTGGTAAATCAATTGCAAACTTTAAATTAGTATCTAGCGCAAGTCCTGATTACGGAAAAATAGGTAAAGGTCCAGGATGGGAGAAGAACTATACCTCAACATCAGGTACTACTGATCCCGGCAATGGAACTGATGATGCTACTGCTAACCAGAAGCTTGCGTATCAAAGAGGAGTTAACTTCATGGATGCCTTAAACAGCTCATTAAAGAAAGCTGGACACCCAGGTTTTAATAGCTACGAGGTTAACTGGCAAATATCTAATACTGGAGGACCTAATGATAACGGTATCTTTGTTGATCTAAAGCTAGCTGAGAATGCTGCACAACCAAAGATTGAGACAAAGACAACGGTATCAGGAGAACAAACAGACGCTGGCAGCAAGACTGATGGCAGTGAAATTGCAACGTTGTTAGGATATGCATTGCTTATTTAACAACTAAATCGCATTCAACTGAATAAAAAAGAGGACCAATTGTCCTCTTTTTTTATCTTCTATATCATCTAGAAAATCCACTTGTATCCAGATTTAGGTATCATGCGGTTTGGGTTATACATAGACAGCCACACCGAGGTCACCTGGAACTCACCAGTTGATTCATTATATCTAATTGAATTGGCAACTGTTGATGCTACATATAATTCACCTGAGATTGCCCGATTGTGAGACGGGGAGTTAACCCAACATTGTACAATTTTATCAGCAAGACGATCAAGATTACCACTTTGTAAATCTAGAATATAGCTTCTTCCTGCTGTGGTTCTGATTAGATTCAAACATTCCCCTCCATTAGTCCACCACGTGATGCTGTCGTTTGGACTATGTTGGAATACTCCTCCTTCTGCATTGATTCTATCTGCAGTTCTATAAGCAAAGGCCTGAAGCTGGCTATCCTCAAAATACTCGATTGGTTTCTTACCGAGGGTAATGAGGCGTTCGTTAATTTTAGTCCATACAAGTCGATCGAGTTCATCTGATCTTACTTCAATATTTTGAGCCTGAATGTTATTTGATACTAGTGCGATTGCGAATAAAACTAACAACTTCTTCATAATGCTTTCTTTTTGTATATTCTTATAATACCAAATCCTACTGAGAATTATAAAACCTCATTTATATGCATCGGTATAATTAAAAAAACCTATAAAACATGTTAGACAAAATCAAAGCTATCGTAAACTCTTGGTGGTTTGAAATGGCGACTACTGGAGCAGCTGGAGTTGCTCTTTGGATGTATGGTCATAAGATGTATGCGGGATTTGCTCTTGGATGGGCAGCATGCAAGCTGTTTTCATACTTGAGAAGCTAATAAAGAAATTAAACTCTTTAATAGGGGAAAACGGGAGAATAGTTTCTCCCGTTTCTTTTTATCTAAATATCGTGATGTGTCCTGTTTTCTGGATCACTTGCACTGAGTTCATCTTCTTACCTTTAACTATATAGGTATATACACCATCGGAAACATAATGATTTCCGCCTCTAACACTTCCATCCCAGTAGGGATATGAATCAAAACTATCCCCATAATCATGATATATTTCTACTCCCCACCTGTTGAAAATCCAGAATTCAACGTCTTCCCAGCAGTTAAGATCATACATTATTTGCCAAACTTCGTTTAATCCATCCCCATTAGGGGTAAATGTATTAGGTATGTGAATTGTTGTCCAATCTGGACATTCATCAAAACCAGGATCATCCTCACAAGGTAGCCCGGTTTCACAATCAATATATTCAGTAACTACTATATACTCGGTAATCGTGTCCGTGACGTATATGTAATTGTCTATGATAACATCTATATATGTTGTATCGTATTCAGTTATATAGAGTGTGTCCGTGAGATACTCTGTGATATATAGAGTATCAGTGAGGTACTCAGTCTCAGTAATATAGATTGTATCCGTAACGTACTCAGTGATATAGAGAGTGTCTATAACATACTCTGTTTCTGTTACGTAAAGGGTATCAATAAGAGTGATGTATTCAGGCACAAATTCTATAATAGTATCCGTTACATATTCAGTTACGTACTCTGTAATATATTCATAAACAGTATCTGTTAGGTAAATGTAGTTGTCAACATATTCAATTAAAGTATCTTGCGGTAATTCAATGAATACCGTATCGACAATAGTCTCAGTTATAAAGATCGAATCAATTTGATAAATGTAAGTAATTGTTTCAATCTCAACTGTATCAGGTTCACATACCTCAGGACATTCAGGCCATTCATCTGGAAAATAAACTACTGTGTTATTATTACCTGTTACGATTTCATCATTCACGCTATCTACTGACATAACAAAAAAGGTGCCAGGACTTCCGTCGAATTCAAAAAATGGCGTTGTGAATTGCTGGCCTTCTCCCACTGGAATACTATAAGACCCAAAGAGCTCATCACTAAAACATTGATAGAAATCTTCATTCCACATCTCAATACAGTAATTTGTGATTTCTTCATTACCGTAATTATAGACTGTAAATGTAATGTTGTATGCAGGCGTATCACCAATACAGCCAACTTCAAACTCTATGTTAGTTCCAATAACTGCGTCTGGTGCTACTGGTGGACATGCAAAATCTGGTGATGCTACTGCAGCTCCAGGATTTTCATCTCTACATAAATACCAAGAGTTATCGCAATCCATGTCCTGATAAGTATCTGGGCACCATGTACCATCAGCCCAACCACCATTACATTGATACCAAGTAGCTCCATAATTTAACTGCCAAACAACAAATTCTATACATTCATCTTCAGATAACCAATAATCTATTAAGTCATCACCACATTCGGCAAGTGGAGATGGATACGTGTCATAATTTCCAGGTGGGGTTAGAGGAACATTTGTTACATCGCCTGTTACCAAACCATTTCCCATTATCTCTTCTTGAAAAGTAACAGACGCTGATGGACTATACCACCAGCCTAGGTGATTACTATTAGGATTCTGTCCTAAGTATCCTGGCCAATTAGGGCTACATGGAGGTAAACCAAAAGTTTCATTGAAATCTTCAATGACCTCATTATCCGGATTTATAGGTTCAGGCAAATGATAACCTATTTGTAATTGTGTAACTTTACCGTTTACACCACCTGGTCCATTTGCAGTACAACCCAAAGAGTTGAGTACCTCAATTGTAACCTCATAAGTATTAAGGTTAACGCCTGTTATTGCCACGTCACATTGAGCCCTTATCGTAAAGCCCAACATAAAATAGGCAAATAGCAAAGTAGCTAAATGCTTCATTAATTTATATGATAATTTTGTGTTGTGCTCTGCGTTCAGAGCTAAGAGAATTGATCGCTCCCAATGGGAGCGATCATGTTATTTAGTATGTTTAGAAATCAAAATCATCACCTAGACCTAAATCTTCAAGTCCAAGTTCAGTGAATATGTCTTTTGCAACCGATGCTGTTTTACCAGTAACGATATACTGTAGGAATTTGCTGCATGTTCCCATTAAGGAATGCTTAGCAATTACATCGTCAAGTAGAGCAATCTTATCATAGCTTCGATTAGGATCAGTTTCGTACTTTCCTTCATTAGCTAGATATTCTAGGAATTTTCTCAATTCTACCTTTAGCATTCCTTCATCAACAGTTCCGTTTGAAATTTCAGCAGATTTTTTGATGATGTCCTTCATAGATTGAGAAAGTTCACTTTGTCTGATCCAGCTATCATTTGCGAGATTAGAAAAATCTTCTGGATCTAAGTTAGAAACCATTTGCTTGAATTCTTCTTTTCTTTTACCAGTTTTCTTTTCAAGACCTTTAGTAACCATTTCAATGTACTTATTCTTAAAGTGATCTAAGAATTTTTCATCGGTCATTAGATGTTCTTTTCTAGCGGATCTTTTAGTAGTTACTCTTTCTTCTTGTTCCATTATGTAAAGAATTGACTCATCTGTTACATCTTCAAGAAGCTGACTAATCGTTCCTCTCCATGCTGCTACTGGTTCTCCAGTTTCTCTGTCAATTGTAATGATTCTCATGTAGAATCCTCTCTTTTGAGAAACATTAGGACGGTCTGGATCATATCCCTTCCAATCTCTGGTTTTACCAGTCTTCTTAGTAATATAATGAACCATCTCTTCTTCTGGATTAACTAATATTAGTCTTAGATCAGTATCAACCTCAGTCGGTAAACCAGTTAGATATGCATAAATTCGGTCCTTTCCGGTCTTTTGGCCGACTACCTCAACGTCGTGGGACATTGGAGCATCTTGAGCTGATGGCCAATCTCCACCGTATTCTCCATGTAGAGTTCTGAATTTACCACCTCTCATCATACCTGATTGAGTTCTTTCAATCTTTTCTCCAGTTAAGTTGTGTATAAATTGCATTAGGTCTTTAGGAACTCCTATCTTTGATAGCTCACTTGCCATTTCAAAAATTGAAGAGGATCCACTAAAATCTGAAAATCCGATTAGATGTTGTTTTCTGCTCATCTTAAAAAGTCTTTTTATTATTTATCTAGCTTAACGTGAATATTTCGAATCCTGAACAAGATAAATAATAAAAAAGCTGACGAAATGAAATCGTACATTCAAGAAAGTTATGGAACTTGGAATCAAAAAATAAAGTCCTCTAATTTTATATTCGAGGACGGTGCCCAACCTGAGGCCGATCAACAAGAAGTAAATAGTGGAGTACCTGAAGAGCTCAAACAGGATGATAAATTCAAAGTTAGAATAATTCAAGCAGCTGAACGTGGAGAAGATTTTCTAAGTTATGGTGGATCAGTATATAAGGTAGTAAAAGAAGAAAAGGATTTAAAGATCACTAAAGAGGCTCCTAAGCTAAACGAATCTTTTAAAACCTATTTTGCCTGTTTAGGCGGAAAGTTAATGGAGTGTATTCCATCTAAAGCTGGAGTATTCTTAAGAGAATCTATAGTATCTAACGATGATGAACCTGCTACATTATCTGATGACTCAACTAGCGACGGAACCGGAGAAGAAATAGAAGCATTCCTAATAAAGAATGTAGACGGAAGTGATAGCGATAAGATCGCAATTGCCTCTAAAAGCTTAAAGGGAAAGTCCCTAACTCCATCTAGAGGAAGAGATGAATATGCGATACTTAAATTAGTGATCGACAATAATAATATTCCAGCTAGAAGAAGGGCAGTTGAGATCAAATGTGAAACAGACATACTAGATGTTACTGCTAAGTCTCTATATAACGCAATTAAGGGCCCTGGAACTGAGGAAAAAGAAATCCTAAATGCTTTAGAAGAATTGAATAACACCGAAGATCCTGGCGGAAATATGTTGGCTCTTCTTTACATGTGGGACGGTAATAAGTTTGGAATTAAAGCATCGGGAGGTGATGCTGAATTACCAATCTTTTCAGGGTGGTCTGGAGCTGTTCTTGGAGTTATTGCAGTTGCTGCCAGTGGAGGAACTTTAGCTCCTCTGGTTTTAGCAGGAGCTGCGGCTGCGGCTACGGCTAATTCAATTAAATTTAACAGAGATACTCCAATATATGATGCTAGCGATGATACTGAATTAAGCAGTAATCATAGAGGTCTCTTGATGGATATCATGGAAGACATGGAAGATACATTCTATATGTTTGGAGGAGGTAGAGATGATATGAGAAAATGTCAAGAGTTGCTCGGATCTCTTCTTAATGCTATGCCAGAAGATAAGTACTGTTACAGAATGGTAGATTCTGCTACTGGAGCTCTTCTATATACTACTGCAGACAGTGACTATTTTGATAGAAACGAAAAGAAAAAATGGATGATGACTCCTAAGGGAGCCAAGGATAAGTATCTGCAGATATTTAGATCTTTGAAAGCAGATCCAGAATGGGAAGCATAATAAAATAAACAAATACTCAAATGAGAATCGAAACTTACAAAAATTGGAAATCAGGAAAATTTGATGATATGTCAGAGAACGTTAGACTTTCTGAAAAGGATGTCGATGGCTTAGGAGGAAAGGTCAAGTTTAAATCTGCAGGAGAAAACACATTTGTTATAACGATCAGACGTGGAGAAAAGGTTTTGAACGCGAACGGAGTTCTTAATCCAGGAATGAGTGAGAAGCTTATAAGTTTTCTAGTTAGTAATGGAATATACGATTCTAGTTACTTGCAAAGCAAAGTAATCGTATACCAAGGAGAAGTAAAAGGAAACTGGAGAGTTCAAAAGATAGGCGCAGAGCTATTTGATGTTGATCCAAATTCTGGAGTATCTGGAGGAAGTATGATATCTACAGCAGAATACGGCAAGGCTACGTCGGCCGCTCAGCTTTCTACTATTACACAGGAAGAGGAGCAAGAAGCGGAGGCAGAAGTAGCTGGAACTGATGCAGTAGTTACTGAGTTATCTGCACTAAAGCCAATTCTAGATGAATTAAGCTCGTCTTTACCTTTGGTAATCGGAGACGGTTATAAATCATCAATCGATAAGAAACCTAAGATAAAGAAATTGCAGGCTGCTCTAAATTTAGGATTCCAAAAAGGTCTTAAGTTAGATGGAGGATACGGCCCTCTTACTAATACTGCAGCTTCTGAAGTTTTAACCGAAATCAAAGGCACTACTGCTAATATATCACAGCTTTCCTTAGAAGATTTAACTGCTATTTTAAGCAAGGCTGAATCTCAGGGAATTACAGTTGATAAGATCGATTCTGCGCTATCTGTTATAACAGGTGGAACAGGTTCAACATCAGAACCAGTATCAGACGAAGCTCCGATAGATGATGCATCTGGAGGATACAACTTTATCTGGTAAGCTTTACTCGAAGTTCAGGCTTTATGCTTCTTTCAATTTTAAATGAAGCATGGCTAATAAAACTATTAACGGCATCCTCAGTAGGGATGCCGTTAACTATTTTTCCACTAATTTTTCCTCCCTGGTGTTGAATTGTCGGATTTCCAGAAAGGTCTACGTCTTCCATTTGAGATAGATCTTTAGTGTAGCTAATGATCATTAAATTTGACACAGAGTTTTCGTGGCTAATGTCAAATCGATCTAGATTCCAACCAGACGTTTCGATCATTTCATTTATCTCTCTCCCAAGAGTTCCGGTGAACCTAATCTTATCTGGCCATTTACCAGTTTCTCTTCCTAGTGAATCTATTCCTCTAGCTAGTGCATCAAAGAATCTTGTTGGAAAAGTATCATCTTTATGTAGAGGTACTCTGAACTGCATTCTTTAATTCTTCCTCTATGATCTTTCTGATTATAGAGTTAATAAATTCAGATCTTGGTCCCTCATAATTAAATCCGCCGTCTACTCTACAAAAGTATCTAGCTTTATCGTCCATACATCTAAGCCTATATCTTTTTGGTCCATATGATATTACTGAAAATAAGTGAGCGAATAGCTCCTTATCATAATATCTTGGGCTAGCTTCCGCGTATTTTGATAGAACACTATAGATTCGATCAGCAGATGAACCTGGCAATCTTTCCATGATAAAATAAAAGGTAAATAATGATTACTTAACGATCCCCATGATTGGAGATTCTGAAACACTGATGACTGTAAATTCTGCCATAGTATCCTTAAACATCTCATTTAATTTAGCTTCGGCGTCTGAAATAGTTTGCGCCTCAACTAAATACTGCTCTTTGGTTTTCTTAACTCGACCGTTATTATCGTCGATCGTCTCAAATTGAATTTTGCCTAAGTAATATCTCATATTGTATGTTTAATAGATTATACAAGATAAGATGTGTAAGGTTTTACCTGCTTAAGATCTTTGCTGCATTTTCTATCTCAATGATTTTTTCTAGAGAATCAGCTACATCTTTATCATCGCGGATTGATTTAAATACTGGATGCAGAGTTGAATAATTTCCTTCGTTATCATGAGAAAGGCCGCAACATTTCATAGTAATAATTGAACCCATTAATTTATCTTGATTCTGAGTGATCCAGGACATCGTGGATTCATCGATTCCACCTGGACGTGTTACTACTTTACCACAGCTAGATGTCACCGTGAGTGAAGATATTACACCCTGGTTCTTGGTTCCAGGTGTTCCGTAATTAAAACCGATGATCTCCATTTCTAGATCTATTTCCAGTTTCATCTTGATCTGCCACTTAGGCTTTCCGTCTTTCCAAGGAGCTTTTACTGACTTCAAGATCGTTCCCTCAAGTCCTCTATTTAGGACCTCAACAAAATGTTCCATTGCTTCCTGATAAGAGGCAACTGGCTTAGTTTCGACTAAGCTAATCATCTTACATTTAAATTTATCGATACTTGTAGAGAGGTCATTGAATCGATCCTGGTAAACTTTATCAGATCTGCCGTTGAAGTATTCTTCAATTTCAATTCGATCCCATAGAGTGAATCTGATGAGCCCTAGAGCCTCTTCATATGACATTCCATGTCTATCTTGAATTTGTTTGATATCCTTAGAATAATCTTCATCTTCCTGAATCTTTTTACTGATGCTGATGATAGAATTGATAATACCGTTGCTCGTATTTCGATCTACTCCATCTATTGTCAATTCCCCGTTAAGAACGCAGTCATCCCAATTAGAGAGCTCATCTAGGATAGTTGCTCCGATAATCACTGTAGGTTCTCCTGATCGGCTTTCAAGGAATGCTTGACCTTCTTGAATAATCGCATTACAATATCTTCCATCCATCTTAACTTGACTCCAAGCTTGACCTTCGCTTAAGATTTCCTTGGCTCTCTTTTCACTAAATGATTGAGCCCCTTGATAAGGAGTAGTTTCGATCAGGTTAGGAAATATCTTATTGATATTTGTTCTTGCCATTCCTATCTTTGCGTCTTTTTCGATGATGCGCTCAATTACATGAGCATCTTCCGAACTAACTGACGATAGAATATAGGAAAGATAATCAATTGCTTCGTTGCCAGTTACTTCTCGATTTGATATGTCCTCAAGTTTTTCTAAAGCCCATGAGATAGGTAAATTAGAACCTGAAGTAGAATAATCGGGAATCTGTTTGATATGATATTTAACCCGATTTGAATAAGTATTATACAGTACCTTACTTAAACTTTCAAGATCTGAATTAATTTTTAGAACCTCCATCTTTTTATTGGTTCCAGATTCAGCTCTTATGCTATCAAATACTTGCTTAATTGTCATATCCTAGTATATTACGATTACTATAAATATACTAAATTATTGAGTATAATTAAAAGCTTAAAGTACAGTCCTGGTCAATGTTATTCTCACACCAGCCTCCAGGTACTTCAACTGCAAATCTAGCTGGTTTTTTACATTTATATTTAGGAAGATCCTGATCTTTTAGGTCTCGACATGGCTCCATAGTCATGTATTCAATCAGATTCATATTAGAATCAAAAAACATTATGTCCAATGGATAGTCTACTCCCTTCATCCAGAACTCAAGTGGAGTCTCATCCTCATATACGAATAACATTCCTTCTCCAGACTTGGGCTCAGGAAGATCTCTATATCCCCGGGTTATTGAATCTTGTGTGCTAGAAACCTTTAAAGAAAGTGGAATGCCAGATACCTCAGCTTGGATTCTTTTTCCATCTATTTCACATTGCTTACAGAAACTCTCAAATAGAGATATGTATTTATATTGATTATATTGCATCTCCGTGTCTATGTAGAAGAGTAAACAGAGGATCTAAGCTCACTCCGTTTGGAAATCTATCTATGTATTTTTTAAGATCTCTTAGTTTTATATCTTTGTGAATACTTTCATTTGATTCAGCCGAAATTACTCTTACGATTTTACGTCGAGATCTTTTAGGGATATCTTCAAAATAGGAAATAAGAGTGTCTTCTAATCCAAGCTCACTAAAAGTATCAAATGTAGATTCTAAATCACCTTCAGGATCTAGAATCTTCCAATAGTGACTGAATAAGAATCCTTCGTCATCAATCGACTCGGTCTCAACAATTACATAATTAGAATCGGAAGCTGGTTCTTTATACGAATTAAGTAGAATCCTTAACTCGTATTCAAATCTGGTTATTCCTAGATCTGATATTTCCTTATTTACGCGGGCCTCCTCTTCTTTTCTTTCTTTCTCAACCTTAGCCATGTGATCTGCATGTCTCTTTCGCATTCTCTCTTCTCGGGCTCTAACATCAGCTAAAGTTTCCCATTCTATATCTTCGGTATTAATTTCAAAATGATGCCCATGCTCATCAGTACTGGCTCCCATTGAATACTGATACTTACCATCATCTCCAGATATCGATACTTCCTTTACATAAGGAGGATCGACCCATTCAGACCATTGACCATCTTCTTCAAATTCAACAGTTACTTCTTTTCCGTCTGGATTAATAAGTTGAACTCGTGACCCATCAATTGACAGTATCTTTACGTTATTGGATACTTCAAATATTTTCTTGATATATTTCATTAAAAAGATTATTATCGTAACCAGGTTATGATCTTACTCTAGTTTAGATTATTTATCTAAAAAAGAAAGGGATAGATGCTTGGCATCTATCCCTCGGTTCAAGGTATATACAGGGCAGAATTTTAAACTTCTTCTTCTTCGCCTTCTAGGTCTTCTTCACCTTCTAGGTCTTCGTCTTCTTCACCTTCAGCGTCTTCGTCTTCTTCTTCGTCTCCGCCTTCAAGTGCTTCAACTCTGGCTGTTAGTTCTTCAACCATAGCTTTGAGGTCTTCTAGAGTAACCTCTTCCTCTTCCATGCCTTCATCTTCCATGTCCTCGTCCTCGAGTCCTTCTAGTTCAGCAGCCATGTCCTCGTCTTCAGGGTTAGCACCGTAAAGACCAGCTTCGTATTTTTCCATTTCTTCAGACTCATTTAGTTTAGTCTTCATGAATCCTGCAAAGTTTTTAACCTTCATGTTTAAATCAATTTTTTATTATTTATCAGCAAAATCTAACAAAAAATCAAAAATTAGTTAATCGTTCGATTTTAAGGATTGGCTTAATTCCTCAATCTCAGAGTCCAATTTATTAATTTCTGAGATCGCAGGTCTTAGAACCATGGAAGCTGTAAATAGTTTTTGCGCCGAAGCTGCTCCGACCCCTTCTCTATTATTTAAGAAGTAACTAATTGATTCTAATGTAGCTGAAGTTAATTGAACCTGATTCTTATCTTCCTTTGCTCCTCCCTTTAAAGATTCGCAGATTTGAGATATTTCAAGTTTAGATATAATTAACAAATAAGCCTGTTGAGGTCCTTTATATGGAGCCTTATCTAACGTATTTCTAAAGTACACAGCATCAGAATAGGACATTTCTAGTTTAAACATGCCCATTCTTCTAGCCTGCATCTCCTTTAGTTTTTCCTCAGGTGTAAGCTCCTTGGTTTCTTCAGTAGATTCCTCAACGTTATCCACCTGTTCAGAGAGTTGCTCATTAACTTCTGCTACTTCCTCTGCGATCTGATTTTCAGTGCTTGTATTTGCCATTCTTTTAAGTTTAGTATATTATACTTGAAACTTAGTTAAGGTTTTAAAATTATAGTAGGGGTTTATGCCAGAATGTCTCTTTCCCATTTAAGGGCTATAGTGTTGTGTGCTCCATTATTTAGGTGGACCATATCAGGTTCAAAGTTAGACTTATATGACATATTTCCATTAACATATATTCTATTATCCGCCTTATGTTCTCCAGTTTCAACAAATTTAGCAATTAAATCGTTTGAAGGATATTTAGAAGGATCCTCAACATTTTTCTTACTAGGATTAGAAATAGCAACTACACGTGCGCCTGATTCTTTAGATATACGATACATATATGCTAAATTCTGCATAGGAACAGCTGGTGTATCTCTCCAAGCATCGTTTCCTCCAGCCATGATGGAAATAACATCATACTTTTCCCCAGAATCAAGTTCTTTCTTTAGGGCAGTTGCTAAAACGTAAGTATTAGCCCCTGTTTTTGCTAATATCTTTCCGTCAACTCTTCCAGACTTTAATAGTTTATTTGCGTAACTATTTGATCCTGCAGTTTGAGAATCTCCAACAAATAGAACTTTAAGCTTTTTCTCAGGTTGGGAAACATCGACTCCCATTGCGGATAAGACTAAATTTCCATATGAGGTTCTCTTATTAATAGTCTCTTGTTGTTGAGATTGACTTCCTCTTATTATACTAGCAGGTTTTTCAAATTCTCTGACAAAGAATTCAGCAGAATCTCTAACTGTTTTCTTAGACTTCAAAGTGTTTAATTTACTAAATCTACTAGATATCCAATTAACTAAATAGGAATAGTTCACATCGTCAGTTGCAGGATACTTAGTTATATCTAATCCTTTAGATTTTGCATGAGAAATAAAGCTATCCTTTAGATTTTGAGATGTATATTGTGCCCATGCATATCCACCGCTTCCAGATTGAGTTATCGTACCTCTCTTAATTCCAGATCCTTGAATTCTATCTGGAATCAATCTGCTTTCTGCCCATAAGTTACCTACTACGCCTGCTGCTTGTTCTTTGGTTATACCAAGATCACCGGTTAGTTTAGATGCTATAATTGCTCCTTTTTTAGCAATTTCAGCCTGATCACTAGAGCTTCCTAAATTGGGTATACCAGTGCTAGACGACGAGGTAGATCCTCCTTGAGAGGGCGAACCTGATCCTGATATTATAGCTCCACTCGTTCTGTTAAATATCCTGTAGATTGATCTAGCAACCTGATTTTCAGAGCTTTCAGATGCATTAATTTTCTTTCCGTCGTAATCTAAAGTTATATTAGATCCAGTTCTTGTTGCTGTTCCTAATTCACTTCCAGATCTACTTTTAATAACTATGTTATTAGCATCCTTGAAGCTTGCAATTACAACCTTTTTATTCTCATTATCAAATATCTTAAACTTATTGTTCTTAGGAATAGAGAATTTGGAGCCCCTGGTTGCAGTCGAAGTGTTAACAACCTCACCAGATGACATTAATAGATCTTTAGTGTCCTTATCAAGTTCTCCAGTTTCTGCTAAGCCATTGTCTTTTTGAAATCTTTTAAGTGCTCCTTGTGTTTCTTTATAAAACTTTCCATCTACACCATATTTAGGAAGATCATATCCCGAGGATATAAGAGCCCTTTGTAAATCTACTACTGGCTTGCCCTTAGATCCATATTTAATGTTTAATACATCTCTAGTATCTTGACTATCGTCTGATCTAGAGATAGTTTGAGAGTTATCATCAAGTAGCTGATCTTTGTATTGATTAAGGAAATTTTGAGGAATCTTACTGTGCCCCATTTTAACGTACTCAGATTTACCCGACTGCTCTAGTTCCTGCAGAGCGGCATAAGTGTTTTTATAACTCACCCAGTTCGAGGAATTGGACATAATTTTAACCTTATCTGGTATTGAATCAATGTTGTTCCAGTCGGTTTGTCGAGTTGAGGGATCTATTAGGCCTATAAATGTAATGGATGAATCATTTATGTGAGGCCATACCTTTCTAGCCCCTGCTGAGAATCCAATTAGCTTGGTAATATTAGCTCCAGGATTTTCAGCCTTAACTTGACTTAAATCTTTAGTATATTCCTCAAATATTACGCTTGATCCAGGTTCTCCAAGAGCTTCTGTCCACTGTTGCTTCATCCAGTCCGCAGTGGCATAACTTAATCCTCCAAAAACCACAGTTGTTCCGCCTCTACTGAGTCTTCTCTCTTGGCTTTCTCCTCTTGAGGTTTCAGGACCTCCCCATTTTTCTCTAAACGGACCAACGTATCTAAATATTGAGGTTTTAGATGGGTTTCTGGCCTCAACGGATCTCCAACCTGATATGCTATAGTTCTGTTCAATTTGACCTTTTCTATCCCCATTAAATCCTCCTGATGAATTAGATATAACCTTTCCTCCGTCAACTACAACTCCAACGTGACCTGGTCTGCTTCCTCTGGCAGTTAATATGATATCACCGGGCTTATAATCGCTCTTCCAATTGTCTATTCTCTTCCAATCATCTGACGAGTTAAGAGCATTCCACATGCCGCTGGTAGATAGCTCCAACTTTTTTCCAGGCACTATAGTGTATCCAGTTGCTCTATAGAATATGATGGATACTGCGGCTGCGCATCCTAGATTTCCATTCTGAGTATATTTGATTGCTCTAGTTGGAACATTTACATTCGCATATGCCGAATCTCTGATGCTCCCTATTGGACCTGACTCAGGTAATTCTAGTCCGGATACTGATCTACCCTCGGACTTATCATTAATTCCGACAGTCTTGCCAAAGTCGTCGATTTCGACTTCTCCTGCTGATGACATTACTTCATATATCTTATTATCTGGCTTCATCTGACATGATTATTTATCTTAATCTATCTAATATAATTAGTTGAGATCTGTGCATTTTTGGATAAGCATTCTTAATTGGTACAAAGCCCGCCCAATCTATTTCCTCTAGCTGAAGTTGATTCTTAGGTATCTTAGTACCTTCGATTCCTACTTCCGAAGGATCTTCTATTTTCATCACAAAATATACTAGTTGCCATTTCAATTTTCCAGACTGATTATAATTATTAGCAACATAAGGTTCTGGATCAAGCTTGCTTGAGTCTATCCTAATTCCAGTTTCTTCATATAACTCTCTAATCGCGGCGCTCATAGGATCTTCTCCTGGCTCGATTCCTCCCTTGGGTATACCATACGAGTTCTTTTTCCAACTAGCATTAGTTGGATGAACTAATAACACTGAATCTTGCCAAACAATCGCAACTCCAGCCGCGTTCTTGTTTGCTGAGTAATCTATCTCCTCCCAAGATTCATTGATGAAGTCATTAAAATTCATTATTCCCATCCTCTAGAACTTTTATATTTTGCCTTTTTCATTTGTTCTCTTCGCTTTTGAGACTTTTTCTTGTATTCCCTTCTAGATTTTACCTCATCTAGCAATTTAGTCGAATTAACCTTTCTTCGATATTCCTTTAAGGCATATTCTATTCTCTTTATATTAGATATAATTATCATTGTCTTTTTAATTTAGAGTAATCCAAAGCATGTTTGGATTTAATTAATTTTAGGTCTAATTCCATTCTTTTTTTATAGGGATCAACAGTTTTCTCAAATATGTGATCTTTAACAAAGTTAGGAAGTCTACATTCGTAGAAGTCTTCGTAAATCTTCTCATATATAATAGACTCCTGTAAAGGGTTTAAATTCATATCGGTGTTAATAGATCTAATAAGAAGATCTCCTTTTACTGATTCTATTATCTCGATATTACATATATCTAATCCAAATTTTTCATTTACATTCTTGCAAATTTCCTTAGATTCCTTGATATAATCAAAATGGTTGAGATCGACATCTGCTTCAAACTTGTTTATTCTTTCTACAATGCTAATCGGTTCTCCTTTGAAAGATAATAGTTTAAATCGGGTCTTAGGAACAGGATTTTCAACGAATTTAGAATAATTTACTCCTGAATTTCTAAGCTTGCCTATAGTTTTATAATCGTCAGTGGTATGATCGTTACTAGCAATTACTGGGAACCTAAATCCTTTCTTAAGATCTCTTATATTTCTAACAACCCTTGGAGAATATTTAGAATCCTTGAGTCCCTCTAGCACTTGGTACTTATCTGGAGAATTTACAGAGTTGTACACAATTGAACTATTTTCATTGATCGCTTGGATACTAACATTAAATCCTGAATCTAGAATTATTGGGAAGTCATATTGATTCTCTACGAGAGAACTCTGTTCCGATATTATGGAATAATATGGGTGCTCTTTCTTGCTAAAAGTAGCAATCCCAACTTGTCCTAAATACGATGATAAATCCTTAGAGTTATGCTTCTCAAATTCAGTAAAGCTCTTTATATTCACTTGAATTTTCAACCTTTTTATTATTTATCGTCGAATAAATAAAATAAAATGACTAAGATGGGAAACTCATATAGTACATGGAATTCTATGAATGAGGCCTTTGGTGCAAAAGCTAGAGGAAAACAGGTAATCAAAGACCCTCAATCAGGTAAAAGACAAAAAATCGCATTCAAGGTTCAGAACGACAATAAGATCTTAATTAGATTAGTTAAGATGTTAAGTATTGTTGATGCTGCTGGAAATATTACAGCACGAGGAGCTAGCATTCTAACAGAGTTTATGAATAGCCAACTTGCTATATTAAACTCTATCCCAGGTGCAACTAAATCAATTAATGACGAGTGGTTTAAGAATCACTTTTTCATATATACTGTTTTAAAGGACACACAGACAAGGGAAGACGAGGGACCTGCAAAGAATGGTAGAGAAAAAATACAGCTAACTATTGTTAACCGAGCTGATTTTCCTAATATTCCAGCAGGAGCTAAATTCGTAAATACCAACGTCGCAGCTAGTGGAGCAGAATCTTCACCTATTATACAAGATGTGGTTCAAGATAACCAACAAACCGTTGCAGTTGATGACACTGACGAAGGTGCAAACATTTTACAAGATGATCTTTCAACTGGAGACGCTGAAGGAACTGAAGAAACTCAGACTCTAGTCGGTAAGAAGTTTAGATATACTATGAGAACTAATCAGAAACTATATCTAATGGAGTTCACAGAAGATGGTGCAATAGATGCGAGAGCTGTGGAAGACAATAAGCCAAACGGAGTAGTATCTTGGCAGGATCCAAAAGTTATGTGGATTACTGATGAAGATGAAGGATCCGCTGGATGGGTTGAAGGATGGAGCGAAGCAGCGATGCCTCTATATTCTGACCAAGAAATAACGAATAGAATTGATAAGGATTTCTTTACTAAGATCTTCACAGATTCTGAATTTAGAGACAGAATAATTAAGGAATATGAAGATGAGTGGGGAGATTCAGAGCTCACTGCCGAAAACATTAGAAAAATGTTGTATTACACTAGCGGAGAAAAGATATTTCCTGGAGCAAGTTCACCTGAACCAGAACCAGCAGATCTTGGAGATGGAGCAGTTTCAGATCTTGGACCAACGGCAGTTGATATATACCAACAAAGAACATTCTAAAAAAAGAAAACAGATATGATCTATAATTTAAATGACATTTATAAGAATTACGGAACTAGCATTGTTGAACAGAGCGCAGTTCTTTCAGCTGACGCTGATCCTAGATTAAAACAATATCTGGAGGACGATGGTCTAGTTGAGTATTTAACCACAGTATTCCCAACCTTAGAGCAAGGTGAAGATTATGAAATAAATCTAGAAAATGCCACCTACGGAATTCAGGCTAAAGATAAGCTATATGTTAGACTTGAGCCAGGTGATGCTAAAAATCCCAAGTACACAATGTGGATTGTTAACGATGAAGTATTATTCGGAGGTATTGATTTTGATACTGCCGCAACTTTATTGTATCAAGCAGGCAATGAGGGAGGAGTTATTGGTTACGTTGGAAATTTCCTAGGATCCTTAATCGGAGTCGGAGATCCAGGTGATGCTGGAACTGATGAGGAAACAGTAGTTGCTGTTGCAGGAGCAATGGCAGCAATTGCAGCAGAAAGAAATGCTGATCCTAAGATATACTACGATAAATTAGCCTCGGCCTTTAATCGTAAATACGGAAACATGGTTGACTTCCTAGAAACTGAATTCTCTGGAAGAGCTGAAACAGCTGCTCTTGCAACATTTAGGCAGCCAGTATCGTCATCAGTGACTAGAGGTCTTAATCTTCCTTCAATATTAGGTGATATTGTTTTAACAGTGGCAACGTTCGGAGGAGGAACAGCAGTTAGAGGAGCTCTTAAGGGAGCAAGTGTTGCGGCTAAATCTACTAGAGTAGGAGCAGGAGTTGTTAAAGCGGGTAATACTGTACTTAAAGGAACTACTGGAGTTCTCTCTAGAATTCCAGGATGGAGTAAACTTGCAGGTTCAACTAGAGCTACATATTTAGGTAAAGCAATCCAAAAAGGAGAAAATATTCAATATGTAACCAGAACTGGAAAGAATGCTGGTAAAGTTTCTACAGTTAAAGTACTTGATATTGCTGAGGATGGAGTTCAGATGCAAGGAGCATCTAATCAAATATTTAAAGCAAGTCACGCTGATTTCTTAATTAGCGTAGATCCAGGTTTAGCTAACAAGATATTAAATGCTGCTAAAATTAACGCAACAACAGCTGGAGTAGCTTTAGCAACTAAGAAAACAGCAGACGCTGTTAGTTCTGGGGCAGTAGATCAAGGTGCAGAAGGACCAGGATGGGTTGGAACCTCAGCCGAAGTAATGGGATGGTATGATACTCTTGCCGCAGATCCAAACGCCTTTATGGGAAGTCTAGAAGGTCAAAGTGCAGAAGGTTTAGCCGAAATGATCTTAAACTTGAAGAAAGGTACTGGAATCTGGGGAAATACTACTGATCAAGAAGAATTAGCTCTTGCACTAATTGTAACAGCGCTAACTCCTAAAGGAGCTAAGGATGTTGCTCAAGCATATTCCAAAATAGATCCTCAAATGAGTGTTTACGCAGTAATTGATGACGAACTTGGAGGAGATCTTGGAATGTTTGCTAAAGCATACTGGTCAGCTTGTACTGGAGAAGGAGCATATGTTGGTCCAGTTCAGAATATCTTAGGTAAGATTAAAGCATAATCGAATCTTCGATTAAATTTAAATCTAGAACTATGGAAGATTCTCATAAATCTAGAATTAATCAATTAAATTCTGAGAAGAATAGGATTGAAGAGGAAATTAATCAAATTCAGTCTGATTGCTCTCATCCTAATAAGATTCTAAAGCAGAAAAAGCAGGAAATAAAGTGGGAATGCTCCGATTGTGGAGCATTTCTTGCTTATCCAAGTAAGCAAGAACTCGAAGAATATCTTAAGAAATAAATTGAGAGTATGGGGTAATGTATCTCATACTTGAAGAGTTTGACTCAAACGGCTTAAACATATTGTTCATAGCATCTAGTTGTTTGGTATCTCCCTGATATAAGTCCTGATAGAACTTATTTACCTCAGCAGGTACTTTATCTTTTTCTCCACGTGCGTAATATCCTACTACACCGATATTTGGTAAATTGAATAGATCCGCTTGAGTCTGCTGATATTCTCTTAAAACGTCCCGAGCCTCATTGTCTTCAGAATCTAAGTAAGGAACATCATAAACCGCATCTGGATTTTCCTCAAGTGCTTTATCTATTCTGCCTTGAATCATATCATGAATTGCGGCATTTCCCCAAGCTTCATATTCGCTATCGGTTAGGTAAGATTTTGCGTCTGTGATCCACTTATATACTTCTTTTCCGATGAATAGCGGAACTTTTTTACCGAATTGAATTGATGCAAGTACCCTATTTCCAGCCTTTATCCAGCCCGGCTTGCCATATGCCCTGCTTGAGAATTTAAGACCATCAGATAAGGATTTATAAAAGTCAAGGGAATTCATCTCAGTCTTCCTCAAAAGCTTTTGAAGCTCTTTACCTGCTCCTTTACCGTATCTTTGAACCATGAAATCAGTTCCCTTTAAGAACTGCGCTGGAATCTGGAAAGATTTACCTTTAGCTGAAGTTACGACTAAGTCTCCTCCTTTCACAACTATCTCGCTTCCTTCTTTTCCGGCCGCCTTAAAGAATTTATTCATGTTGATCAAATCAGCCTTCTTCAATATTTGTGGTATATCATCAGCAAACTTAGTCATTTTAGATGAGAATGAAGCAATCGTATTTGCTACTCCTTCAAAGAACGCCTTTAGCGGTTTTCCAATAAATGGAATCCATCCTACTAATTTAGCTAGGAAACCACTAAAAAACTTGCCAATGAAACCTGATAGTCCGCTCATAGCTTTTTTTCCAGTTTTAGAAATGTATTCTAATGCTTTAGCTGACTCTGGGGCCGCTGCTGCAATTACCTGCGCAGCTTCATCAGATACTTTAGCACCTGCTTTTCCAGCTCCTCCTAGATATAATTCGCCGGCTTTCATAAAAGGCTTAGCAGATTTGCTAGTTTGTAAGAATCCTTTTAGAACATTTCCTCCAAGAGGAATCATAGCAGCTATGAATGATATTCCAGCTAGAACGTACTTTCCTCTATATAGATATATCAATCCGTTTATAACGTCTGCTATTAGACCTACTGGTCCAAAGAAATCACCGACTAAACCTACTATATCTAATATAAATTGAAAGATTCCGATTGGGCTTCCACCTTCAGTTAGACCGTTCCATAAGCTCTTTAAAAGGCTCCATATTCCACCTTCTGAATTGGTTAAATCGCTTGGTATATCATCTGGACTCTCGATGTTTTGCATAACATCATTAAAGTCGTCTCCCATACTTCCAGCTATATCAGCTGAAGATGTTGGCATATTCAACGTAGCTTGCTCAAAGATAGGATCACTAGTTCTAGATTCTCTAAAGCTTTTTGACATTCTTTCAAATGCATCTTTAATAGTATCCATTTGATCCTTTGATAGAAAAGAAGAAGCGCTTTCAATTAGTGAATTTGCTCCATTTGAAATTGACCTATTATATCTAGATAAAGATTTTTTAGATTCATCAAATATCATGTTCAAATGAAGTTGAAATTGTAGATCCTCTGGGATCATAGACTCAACTTTATTCAAGAATTCTGCTTCCTCTTTGAAGGATTCCGGGCTTAAAACTCTATTGATAACATGTTCAAGACCTGATATGCTTTCGTTTATGTATAATCCTAATCTATCGTGATTAGGCATTTCTAAATATGGAGAAACGTGCTTCATCTATGCTTAATTCGCCTTTTTATTATTTATCTAAAAAAAGGAGGACAAATAGTCCTCCTTTAATTATTATCGATATTTGTCAGACGGATCACATTCCAAAGATTCTTCTGAGTTCTGCCTTTTGGCGATCAATCAGTTCAGGGGACCATGCATCTACTAATTTCTTAATATCTGCTTGATCTTCAACATAGAGCAACTCCTGTAATACTGGATCCTGTATGAGACTCTTTTGGGGGTCATATTCAATTTGAATTGCAGCTAAGCAATTAGAAGCAAGAGTTTCGTAGAATCTATATGTTGCTACATTATCTAGATGTTCCTCATCTCCTGTAATTAGAGAGACTTTTACTTTATCTAGCTCCTTCATTAAATCAGAATGCTTCAACTTTTTCATGAAGGTTGCTGGAACTTTGTCTGATTTATATCCTATGAGAAGGTTATTAGTATCCTTTGGAAAATACTTGCGTACTTGATTTTCTCTAAATGCTCCTCTCCGGTCTCCATAATAAACAAGATCCCATGACTTCTCGATATCGCTACTTGTGGGTGACGTGAGATCAATAGAGTCACTCTGAGTGAATCGATGCTTGAATATATAAGTGAACCAATCAACCTGTTTCCAGTTCTTAGGTTGCCATCCTAGAAACTTAGAGACGTCTTTTCCTGAGAATAAGTAGGTTGCTTCTTCGATTATCTTATCCCAAGCTTCTACTGAGTCTCCACATAGATTAAATCTATCGTTAATTACCTTTGCGTAATTAATAGGTGGAATTCTAGGATCGTTTACCAACATGTATATTTTTCCAGTAAAGTTAGCAAGATCATTACATATTTTCTCACAATGTTCTCCCATTACTCCTCCAAAGAAGTTGGCAGTACTTAACTGAATTATAACTGCTCCATATTCTGAGAAATCGGTGTCATTGTAATCGATATAGAAATCTAGGTCTTTAACGTTCCTGTTCTTGTATCCTACTACGTCAACTTCTGCTCCTTTTTCTTCCATCATCTTTTTAAAGAACATTGCTTCTAGTCCTCGATGATTCTTATCATTGTAAGTTAAATTTGCGAATACTGATGTTATTGCTACTTTTTTACTCATTTTTTTATCCATTTATGTTCACTATTTAGTTGAAATGATCCTATACATTCTCGACTCCATTCAGTTGGAGATATTAAAGAAAGAAATACGTTCCCGTCATCGCCGGTATATAGATGATATGTCTCTCCTATCACGGGCTCAAAGTTGAACTTAGATGAATATACAAGTTCATTCCACCTGTATTCTTCAATCATGAGCTTAAACTCTTCCTTTAATTCCTCAAACTTAGATTTTAATTGATGGTTAACCTTGTTGATTCCTCTTGCTTTCCATGAATCTACATCTTCATGTTTTATAGCTGGAGCCCCTACATTTGTAGCATAAGGAAGAACTGAAGAATAGAATCCTCTTTCCTCATCGTACACTACTTGATCTGGATATTTCTTATCCTTTTTCTTGCTCACTTTTCTCGTTTTCGTAATTCTCTAATCCTTGAAGATATGCGATTGCATCTAATAAATTATCTTGCTTGTGATTATAGCTTTGTCTAGAAAGTTTTAGGGCAACCATTGCTATGTACATGTGTCTACCTTCTATTTTAATACCAGTCGAAGCTGTAAAGATAGCCGCAGCTCTATCCATTCCTTCTGAGAACGGACCATACATTCGGTCTTTTTCTTCTCCTCTTTCGTTAATTATTTTGTGCGCGCGTTCGCAAATTGATAGTTCTTCGTGATCTGACATTATAATCTTTTACCTTATTATACATGTTAATTATACTAAAGTTTACCTATAAACTAAAAAAGGTAAGCTTTCGCTTACCTTTTTATTAGATTTGTAATTGATTTTAGCAATTTTCGTCGCACTCTTTCTTTTGTTCTTTAGTACAATCTTTATAATCGCATTTGAAGTGCTTTTGACAATATTTGTTCTTCTTATCTTCTAAAGCATCTTTCATTGATTCCTTCTTGTCTCCGTCTCCATCAACATCGGGATAATCAGGTCTTGCTTTCTCACTTAGATCAAGCTTAATGTATTCTTCCTTTAGCATTGAGATTGAATCATTGATTGAGTTCTTAAGTTCGTCTAGCTTAGCAATATTAGAAGGATCAATATCCTTAGATTCTGAAGTTTGACTTAATTTAGCGACTGATTCTTCTAGTTTCTTGATATTCTCAACTATTTCAGCTTTTCTAGTCTCAACTGCTTTGATCTTAGCTGCCGCTTCGTTAATCTTTGTTCCAAAGATTGGGCTAATATCGTAATTAAATTTACTGATAAAGTGCTCGTACATTTTATACTCGTTAGCTGCTGTCCAATTTCTTTCTGCCTCATTTAGTATATCACATAGGAAATAATTAGGTCCCAAATTAAATACAAATGATTCAGATAAAGTTCTGTCGTTTCTTATGTTCTTAATGAATTCTAGATTTAAGATCATGCTCGTATTTTCTAGAACGGTCTTTATGTTGTTCTTAGTTTTTTCGTCAACCATTATTAAAGCTTCTGATAGATTAACTTCTTTTGCGTTATCTACCTTGCTGCCGTTAATATAAAGATCTAAATCTTTATTTTCGTTGACTGATAGTCCGATATTAAACTTACTAACCGCATTAGATTCAACTCCTGCAAAGTTATCAGATGCTTTAAATCCAAGCTTTGCATAAGATTCACATACATTATAGAAACTAGTATGCTTTTTCTTTACCCATTCGGGGTCTATTGTTGAGATACTAAACCCTTGCGATTTTGCATTAACCTCTACTTCAGATCCGTTTAGTTTGTCAGACTCTGTTAATCTAATAAATCTTCCGTCAATATAAGTCATAACTGACTTTTTAGCACTCTTGATTGCTGGGCAAATAACGTTTCTAACGCTAGTATCACTATTTCCTGCTCCCATGCTAAATGTTCCTGCTGATCTAGATTCTACTACTTTAAGTGAGTTAACTAGAGAGCTCACAATTGGAAGGTTAGTTGATCCATATTTCAAGTTGATTATATCAGACGTGAATGACTCGCTGACTAACATTTCTTCTAGTCCTTCTTTGATACCTGAATATAGCTTGGCATTCATTCCTCCCATTTGATTAATTGCAAATAGAACTTCGAATTTAGCTGCATTCTTTTCCATAATAGCTTCAATGGATGATACTGCTCTCTTTACTGATTCTTCAATTAAATGAGATTTGAAATCATTGATGAATGCTGGATAAAGAGTAAATTCAGAGCTAGTTGATTCTAAGTTAGCTTCGTATCTATTAACCTTATCTGCAATGATAGGATTAGAGTAAGCAGTAGATTCTTTGATTGCAACAATCTTTCCTGATAAATTACCTATTTTAGCTAATTTAGATAGTCTAGATTCGCTGGTATCTTCAATCTTTTCAAACTGAGATATGATATTATCAAGATCTGCTGAGTTTATCTGCTCATTTATAGCAGATATGCTTCTCTTTAACTCGCTATAGATTACATCCGAGCTTTCACTATTAGCGATCGATTTATTAGCTGATTCAACAACCAGCTTAACTAATCCGTTATCTTTAATATTTTGGTTATTCTGTAGCTCCGACAGAACATTATTTACGAAATCATTCATTTTCGTTAAGTTTATTTTATTTTATTTATCTCTCGAAATCGCTGTTAATCTATGTTTTGGTTAAGGTTATTCTTGATATTTGTGCTTTTGGCAATCTCCTTCGTTGAAACTTTGATGTTGGATTTACTGGCAGTTTTTCCAGAATTAGATATATCAGTTCTAATTTTTTTAGGGTTAGGCATACCAATCTTATTTACAACTCCAGCCTTAGCCACTTTTTTAACCGGACTTTTAATTGATCGGTCAATTTGATTTCTAAGTTTGCTATTCTTTACCTCAAGGGTGTTTATCTGGGCCTCGAGTTCAGATATTCGGTCTAGAGCAGTATTAAGTTCATTTACCTCTGCTTTTGCTTCGGCAATTGCAGCATTTATCTCAGGTATTTCTTTAGATGTTCTCCACTCTGCACTATACATTAGAGTTTCAGTCGAGTCCTGAGCAATTGAAGTAATGTGAACAACCTTAGAATTAGACTTAACTATTTTAGAACTATCTTCCTTGGATATTCTAAATAGTAGTTCACCGCTTGATAAATTCTCAAGTGATTGACTATTAGCATTGTCTACTGATATCTTTCCATTATCAGTCTCGAATACCATTCTATATTTGGCGGCATTTACATTTAAATCTAGGGGAATATTCTTACCGTTAACGACATTATACATTTTAAGCTTAATTGCATTATCAAATGGACCCATTACAAACCTTAGTTTTCCAGGGCCAAATATCACCTCCTCGCTTGTGTCGTTATTCTTAACAATTCCACTATTGTTAGATACTGAAATGTTATTATTGCTAAAAAAGACAGGTACATATTCAACTTGAGTAACTGTAGTAGTTGTTGTTGTCGTAGTTTCAGCAGGTGTGTTTCCAAATCCAGGTGCAAATGTCGGCTCAATGAATAAATTAGTCGATTCAAAGTTTTTCTTTATGATCTTGTTATATACCTTTTGTGATTGTGGCTCATCACTTAGTGGTATAACATTAAGCTTTTTCCCGTATTTTTTAGGAGATATTAGATTAAATGATGCTTCTCTAATTACCTGATCACCATTTCTTCTATTGGTCAACCTGCTTAGTAAATCAATAGACATACTAACAGCAGTTCCAGCATTCTTTAAAACCGGTCTATATACAAGAGGTTCGTCAAAATCTTCTTCTTGGAATATTACCTGTCTAGAAGTATTTACGAAAGCGGATCCAATTTGCTCAAATACACTTAGTTGATGGATTATAATCCAATCGTCAGATGGGTTTCTGCGATTTAGAATAGATATTAAGTCTTCAGGAAATCCTGAATTGTATGTCAAATAATACTCTATAAAATCACCAGTGACTGATTCAGAGATGCTTGCTCCTACTCCGTCAAACTCATTACTCTGAGATAGAGAGGCTTGATAATTTTCAGTTACTTGAAATACATCATATTTAGTAGATCCAGTTGGGTTATACTTCTCTCTAGTTCCACATTCCGACAGGGATATTGTTATTGGATTATTATATATAAATCCGCTATATCCAGTGTCAGTAGGTGTTATAGCAGCTGCAAATGTACTAGCTGGCGCCAGTGCAACTCTGAGCTCTTCATTGATATTCTTTATCGATGGAACTTTTATTTCTACGTATCTATCATATGTTGCATTAGATAGAAACATAGGCTTTGCGTTAAACGTTATTAGATCATCTATTGTTTCAGGAGCAAGAAGAATGTTAGCAAATATGTTATTCTTTCCATTATTCTGCTGATTTATTACACTCAATATTAAGCCTTCAAATCCGTCAATGTCGAAGCCTGCTATAAAGTGAAATTTTACTTTATCGCAAACTACATTATATCCAGTAATTGAAGTCTCAGTAATATTTGAATCGTAATCTATGTAGTTTGGTATCTTCTCAGAATCAGTATATGCAAACTTATTATTACCAATTGGAACAACTGAAATATCTCTAATATTTTTAGTTGCAGATAAGGATCCATCTGGATTAAATATCTGATTTACATCTGATGTTGAGTTAGTCAACAAAGTAAAGTCTTCTGTTAAAAAATTCAATGATCCTAGAGGCTCAAATATGTACTCGACTACGCAATAGGATGATAAGCTAATAAATCTGCTTTGTACTGCCATTTTAATATTATTTGTTCAATTTAATTCTGTGATAGTAGCTTAATCCTATGTAATCCATTATTGAACCATAGTTTAACATCACTGAACTATTTTTGTATTGCAAGCCAACTCCAAACGTTATACCATTTGTAGAATTTGGTTGAAGAGAACTTAGGTATCCTCCGCCAACTATAAATCCTAAATTATCAGTCTTAGGCTCTACTATCTCATCTGGTGGAAGACTCTTAACTTCTATGCTATCCACATTAAGCCAATCTGGACCAACTAATCTTGAGTTCCATAGACCCCTATCAGTCTCAGTTAATATTACTTGGATTGGAAGTCTACCAAATGTCCATTCACCTGAATATTTTTTAGTACTGGTGAATATACTTCCATTCCAATTTATAAATGGATTTTCAGACTCCGGATATCTAATACTTAGATCTATTACAGTGCTATCAGATTCATTTACAGTAACTTCTCCTGAACTTATCTGAGATTCAAGAGAGATAACAGTATTGTTTAGCATTAATATCCTTTCGTCCTTCTGCTTGATTATTTTTGCGAGCTCCTTGTTTTTACTAGAGATCTCCTCTCTTAGATCCTTCTCGGTTTTATAATAATCTACAAGCTTGGCATATTGTCCTTCTTTTTCCTTTCTAAGAGTGTCAAGTCTTACTACTTCCTTATTAGCAGCGGTAAGTTGCTCATATAACTTTTCCTGCGCTCTTTTTCCGTTGCACTGAACGAGCAATAGAGCTATGATCAACCCTCCAATCGCTCCGAATAGTATTCTATCTTTAAGACTCTTCATATATTATATCATTTGCAATATCTGCTGTAAACTTTACACCAGATTCTTCTTCTATTTTATTTATCAGATCTTTTTCCAATGCTCTAAGCTTGTTTAGTCGCTCAAATAGCCCGTTCCTTTTAACGGTTAATTCATGCAATCTTTTATCAAGATCTTTATATTCTTGATGTATTTGACTAAACTCGTTAGATATTTCTAAGGCCTTGTTCTTTAATTCTGATGATATATTCATTATTCTACTATTTTAACTTCGAGTGGACCTGATAACAATCTCTCTAGTTTCTTCAATCTACTTACAATTTCCGAATTATCAACAGTTGGCATGCTAGTCATAGAAGAACTCGAGGAATTGTTTTCAACGTTTTCCTCATTTTTAGTATTTGAACTGGATGTGTTTGTACTAGTGCTTACTGAATTAGACTCAGTTGAAGTTGAGCTATCAACCTCAGAAATATTAGATATTTGATTGCCTTCAGTATTTGACTCACTTCTTTCAGATATATTAGATATATTAGTAATTGGAGAAGATAAGGATTTAGCCGATCTCTCAACTGTTTCAGATATGTTACTGGTTACTGATTCAACTGATGGAATACTCGCGCCGGTTTTAGATTCTATAAAATCTTTCGCTGAATCCATTGAAAATCCTTCTGGGAGTCTATCAGATAAAGGTCTGCTTAATGCTCTTTCAATTTGATTATTAATAGGACTATCTGACCCTGATTCAAGAACCTGGTTTAAGTTGGTTGTATTGCTTACTACGTCTGTTATTCCCCCTATAATGTCTCCGTCCTCAAATGAATCAGCTACAACGGACTTTGCGCCTTCGAATATATTAGATATAGACGGAGTATTTCCACCCTTTTCTATTTCTAAAGTTTCAGCATCGCCAGGAGATGACTCAGGATTCAGTGAATCCCTAAGTCCCTTTAGCTTGCTTATGAAATCCTTTAAGCTGCCGACTTTTGGTTTTTCAGAGGTTACATTAGTATTGTTATTAACTGCTGTATTTTCTCCAGTAACGTTAGTTGTTGTATTATTAATATTAGAAGTCTCGTTAGATACTTCTGTTACGTTATCTTCAACTAGGTTGCTGGATATTTCAGAAATGGGACTCACAGCTGGTTGTTGATCTTGAACTTCTTCAGGTTCTTCAAGATCCTCAGCAAGGTCTGGCTGTTCTAAGTTTATATTGGCTACAATTGGCTCAGACGGAGTTTCTTCAGCTTGCTCTATTTCAGGACCCGTCGTAGAAACTTCAGTAGTTACTTCTTCAGGTTCAACGTCCTCTGCTGGATTTATTGGGCTTATTTCTTCATCTGAAGATACTTCCTCTTCTAGAGACTCTGGCTCATTTAATGGGCTGGTCTCTTCCTCATTAGGCTCAACTTCCTCGCCTTGGGAAGCCCCTTCCATTTTTTCCTTAAGAGCTTCGTAAGCTTCTTGACTTGTTGTTACTTGACTTGGAGAACTGACATCATTGAGTTCGCTGTACGCTACGTCTTCAAATGATTCATAGTCTTCAAATATTCGATTGATTAACGAATCTACGTTTGATCCTCCTAGAGATTGAGTTCTTAGAGCAGTTTCTGTTAACTTATTAGACAATCTAGATAGAGTTAGCTCAGCACCTTCTTCTTTAAGTTTCTCAGATTCCTGTAGATAATTTTGCGCACCTATCATGCGCTGGTCTGAATATCTAAGCTTGAATAATCGACGTGCCTGACTCTTGAGAGGGTCTCCGAACTCTAATAGATTTACGAATCTAGGGTCAACTCCAGTTATGGCGTTTCCTTGTGCTCCACCCGTTGGGGCAGGAAATACTTCAAGGAAATTTTCTAAGATATCTCCACTTAAGCCTTCTTGAGCTTCATTCCATATCTTTTCAGCTTCGTCTAATTTCTCTTGAGCCTTTTCTATTTTAGATTGAGCTTTAGAGATATCTGCATCTACTCTTTCGTTAAATAGAGCTATAAAAGCGTTTAGTTTTTCACTCACTTAGAGTATCTATTTTTTATTATTTATTTGAGCTTTAAGTGAGAAGGTAAGTTAACTTTTAATGGAGAACCAGATGTATTTTTCTCAGATTCATTTATCTTTTGAATTTTCTCATTGTGCTCCTCAATTTCCTCATTGACAATATTGAGCAATAGTGAATATTCAAAATATTCTAATTCATAAAGAGTGTCTAGGGACTGACCCAGCTTCACCGCTAATTGAGCATTAAGCTTAAATAAGTTCATCAAATCTAGCTGAAACAATGAAAATATCCTTAACAGTGAAGCTTCCTCCCAAAAAAATATGGCTCTCCATACTTTCCTTGCACTTTTCGCAAACTCCAGTTGCTTTATTTAAGGATGATTTTTTTATGTCTTCAGTAAATCTGTGAATTGCGCTGAACTTTTGATTAGACCAGGAATTAGATTCCATTTTGAACTCGTGCAAATTCTCAGGTCTTATAGACCTCCATTCTGATAGAAGATAAGGTGCCATTGAATAAAATGACTTGTCAATTTCAATTCCTCGGCTCTGGTCAAATTTTGCTCTTTTTTTCAACGCTGTGTTAATTCCACTAGTTGGCATGTAGAATCTTAGAGTCTCTTGAAGCTTTTCAGACGGTACAACAAAACATCTTTCAGAAGGATCATACCACTTAAGATATTCATCAGGTATGCTGAATCCTAATAGGTTTCTACTCGTCACTTGAATCTTATTTACGTGCTTACACTTATCATTAGAACATCTAATATTTGCCATGAGTTTGTTTTCCTGATTCGGAAAAGTGAGCTCGTATATCCTAAACAAAATGTGATATCTATCTACTGCTATAAAATCATTAAAATTGAAGGGTCTAGGATTTCCCTTAATTTTAAATTTAGTACAAGCATTTAGAACAAAGTTTATCTTTTCTTCAACGTCAACTGGATCGTGTTCATCCATAGTAGACCAATGTCTAATCTCCTTTGTTTTCGCTGAACGTATAAGGAGCTCCATATTTTCAGGGTAGAACATACCCTTAGAAGGGAGAAGATCTAAATTTAATATCTTCCATGGAGATTCTTCTGAGGCGCTCATCTCACTTGCCTCATACGATTTTGCTTTACCTAGAGATGTCGGAGAAGCTTCTACCTTAATTTCAGCCTCCTCTGTTTGTTTATTGATATCGACGTTTATTCCTCCCTCTTTATCAAGAGCATCTAGATGGGAAATAGCATCCATATCGTCAATTGGATCACTCATAACATGTTGTGATTTTTTATAAAATTATACCAGTAAATTGACATGTGGTTTCAGGATTATACCTTAGATTGATTATCTTAGGATCCTAAAAATTCAGAAAAACTCTTGGCTTTCCATGGGCTTGATTCATATAGGCGTTCCATTGAATCTACATATATTTCCATGATCTCTAGAGTACTAGGGTCTTTGATGTATACTTTTATCGTATTATCTCTATAGTTGACCTCAACTTTATTTAGTTTGCCAACTACTGTTCTTCCTTTGTCTGAATCGATCTGAGAATTCACCAAGGTCCCTCTAACCCTATCTCCAGGTTGATAGTAATACTTTATTAGATTTACGTTTCTATCAAAATCTCCAATCCCAGGATCTCCCTTTCTAGACATATCACTGAGTGGCAGACTTTTTATTGATACTCCTGGAGTAAATTGGCTTTTACCAGTAACGAAATTAAAATCACCCTTTTCTCCATAGAAAGGTAAACCACGCATGTGGTCCCTATTCTGGAAGGCAGTCATTGCCCCAGCTGACATATTTTCGTTAATCCTCTTCATTAGAATGATGCTGGATAGTGTCTACTTCTATGACCGAAAACTTTAGCGCTTGCTCCTGCATCTACTGTAGTTCCAGAACCATTAGTAAACTCGTATTTTTGAAGCCAGATATCTAAAATAGGTTCATTAGTAAACCTAGACTTTGGATATTCTACTACATTGTCATCGTCATTATCTAATCCCCAAATCTTAATTCCGTTAGCAGTTCCAAAGTTTAAAACCTCAATTCTAAATATAGGTCCATGAGCGTTTCCAACTTTATCAGCAGCCGTTGGTCCTCCAACTTGTGCATATTTTAGGGTTGTCTTTGTTACGTCCACTTGTCTTCGATCAGTGCTAATCCACACTGGAGAATAGGATGTCGCGGCGGTTAATTCTAGAATTTCAGTAGGTGTACTTGCGTTCATCTTAGTTGATTTTTATTTTATTGTGACTCCCCAAATATAACCATTCCAGTAATTTTTACTTTATAGTCATTTGGGTTTACTATCTTTATTCTATTTATCAATTCAGTTGGGTCATTTGACTTAGGATTGGTGAACATCATGAACAGATTATATAGAGGATACTTCTTATATTGCAATGTAGCAACATCTTCGATCCACAGTTCTACACTCTTATCAACTATCGATATTTCTTCTCCATTGTCATCATTGATAGGGTATGTAACCTTTATCAATACACCCCTTGCATAATTTTGACCCTTAGTTAGAGTAGACGCTGGAGATCCAACTGAAATAATTTCATTATCAAAGAGAGTAGATTCTCCGTTTGATACGTTTAGATTTATATCTAGGCACGAGTATCCGTCAGATGGAAAAGCGAAATCCCCAAGACAAAAAGATCCTTTGGTATCTGCTCCGTCGACTACTTTGAAACACTTATCTTCAAATAATTGAAGTATTGCCTGATCTGAATCACAGCAATCACATACGTTATTAATCTTAGGTAGCATTATAGATTGGTTTTTTTGTTTATTTTTTCGCTAGCAATCCATTCATCTGATCTTTTAGGTTTAATTTCAGGCTTTTTAGAGGCCTTAATTAAATTCTTATCTCTCTGCTTTAGAAAGCTTCTATAGTTATCCATTATATCTTCATCTGATATTCCGTCCATAGATCCTTTAGTTTGTCCCCATATATTCAAGGCTTCTCTAAATTCTGCCTGATCATACTTTTCTCCACTATTTCTAACATCTTCAACTATCTCCTCTACTTCTTCAGCTTTAGGCTCATCTAAGTCTGACTCTAAATCTGTGAACTTTATGTAGTAATGAAGAGCAGTAAGCGACATAAGAGGAAGTGTTCCCCCTTGAACTATAGCTAAAAGTCTCCGGTGGTCAGTTGCATTCCAATCCTCGAAGAAAGGATATATTAAGTCTACCCATGCTAAAAAATCTGCGCTAGTTATATCAATATCCTTGTATTCAAAGAATATGTTTCCTACAATTTGAATAAAGGTGACCAATCCAAATAGAAACCAGATTGATGCTCGGTTTATTTTAATTGTTGCAGCAGCAACAGAAGAAAGGGCAAATATTTCTATCGCGATTGATAGGTATACTGCCCAGCTAATTGGATTACCAAGATCATACCAGCTCACAACGTGGCTGATCGACATTATTACTACTAATAATATCGGGAGCAAAAAAGTATTTCGTATTACAACATTTTTATTGTTCTTAATCCAGTTAATCATTAGATTCAATCTTGTTCTTTATCTGAGATAGACTTGTTTTGCCTCTATCTAAATCATCTTCATATATAAGATAATTCAGCATTACACGCTCCATCTCATCCTTCAGCTCTTTTTTGGTGAAGGTTTTTTCCTTTAAAGCGCTAATTTCGCTATTTAAGGAATCAATTGCCACGTGCACGTCGTCAACATTATTGTTAATCTTAGAAACCTTTTTAGACGTACATCCTTTACCTAGGAATAGAAAAAAGAACACGATTGCAAGAATTTGCCATGCCCACTTTTTCACATTATCAACTAATTTCATAATAATGACTTTTTATTATTTATCTTTAAAATACCAACGCAATCACCGATAACATGATTCCTATGACAACAGGAAAATAAGCTAAGGAGTAATAAAACTGGTTCTTTGAGTATCCTTTATCAGAGAATTTTATTTGAACTATGTATCCATAGAATTCTTCGGTTCTAACTCTATCATAATCAGCAATAACTGAGTCTAGAACCGATTCCTTTTGTAAAAAATCGGTGTATTTTCTCATTTTATCCGAGATAAACTTGAGCTCAGCTGATTCCTGAGTAGATTCATCATAGATCAGAAGTTCAGGATTAAGATTAATCCCGACGTAGAGAAAGTCTTTTTCTCTTTTTAGACCTATAGCCTCGAGCTTTCCTTCTTCTTCCAATGATTTTATGATCTGAGAATACCTTCTCTTATTTTTTAGAATTCTCAGAGATTTAGAAATAGTCTTTACTATTCTAGATGGATATAAGTAGTCTTTAATGTTCATATCTTAAATAAATGATTTAGCACTTCTTTTAGATTTGGATTTTCCTTGATCACCTTTGTTTTGATGTCAGATCTAATCTTTCGAAGCTTTGTTTTGATTGTATTCTCGTTGATATCATATTTAACTGCAATTGATTTTACTCGATCATTATTTATCATCTTATCAATCGCGATGCCCTTTAGTGTTGGATCCTCTATCTTATAGATTTCGGCAATCGTAATTTCATACAGAGCATCAAATTCTTCCTCAAATCCTCCAACTTCTTCAGTTGTAAATCCGGCAAAACCATCATACATATCGTCAAGACTAACTCCACTGTCCTTCTTCTTTTTATGTAAGTAGAAGAGGGTCTCATTTCTTGCTATACTGTAGACCCAAGTAGTGAACTTAGCCCTACTTGGGTCAAACTTTTCAACGTTATTAAATATCTTCTTAAAGGACCACTGCAGGGCTTCAGACGTATCGTCATCGTTTTTACAGATGGACCATATGTAATACCTAAGCTTTGGATAAACTAAGCCAGCAAGCTCGTTTCTTTGACGTTCAGTTATAGTTTTTTGATGTAGTCCGATTGCGATTTCTTGAATTCTTTCATTGATTATTTGGTTAGGTGTCTTATTGGATATCATATTCTATTGGTTGCTTATCTTTTAATTGGTTTATTATGTCTACACACTCTTGGCACTTCTCATACTCTTCGATTAATTCAAAGAATGAGATGCATTTTTCAAGGCTTGGAACAAACTTTTCTCGGTTGAGATTTACCGAATAGTCAATGTCCTTTGTTGAAATGCTAATGACTCCAATATTGTCACTAGATGGATTTTTGTAATTTTCGCGGATGGAATAGAGAACCTGATTGTAGATATCTTCTTCGTGTGTCTTAAAGATGTCGTCCAGTGTCTCTCCGCCGGTAGAATGTATCTTCTTCATTGCTGGCATAGGATTAACGTTGTTATACAAATATAATACTTAAAACAATGTTAAGATTTAAAAAATTTAGATCTTATTTTTTCTATTTGATCTAGTGTGTCTATGTCGAATACGTTTTTGGAATGATTTTTAGCCCCTGGGCCAAATGCTTTAGGTGAATTCATCCTTCTAATTTCATCAAAATCAAACCCCGAGCCTCTTCCATCTCCCCTACTTAAGCTGAATACTCTTTCTTCTACTTCTTTAGAATACTCATCTCCCATTCTTTCGTAGGTCTCAACTGCTATTTCCCAAAACTGACTTGACTCGAATATTGAAGACATGTTAACGGACGTCATGGCTAAATCGTCATTTCCGTTTTGTCCTCGATATACTCCGCCTGTAGATTTTCCAAAAGATCCAAGCTCGGATATTGTGTACTCGTCATTTGGAATAATTCTATTAATAGAAACTAGGTATTTAAATTTTTCGCAATATTTAATTTTATTAGTTGGCCCTAGACGTAAGCCAGGCTTAAAGGAAACGGCAGCCTGGGTATGCTTAGTGTATATTATTTGACCTGGCCAATATTGATCATTTTCTCTAAATTGGTTTAATAGTATGTCACCCTTATGATTCAATTCGAGCACAATTCTAGTATTGTCTGGATTGAATACATTATAGATTATGTTTTCACATGCTATAGTAAACTGATTTATGTCCAATTGGTTTGATCTTAGATATCCAATTTGCACAAGCGATATTGCGTCTACCTCGTTCTTAACAACTTCCTTCTTTTTAACTAATTCACCTACTGGAAGTGCTACAGTCTTGTATATGTTTAGGACTGAATAATCTGCTCCAATTCCGTCAGCGGTGTCTATGCTAAATACGTAAATGGACTCATCGCTTTTAAATTGATCTACCGTCCAATTCGAATACTTTTTATGAAAGAAAATATATTCATTAAAATAGAACATTTCCTCATTTAAAAATATATTATTATTAACGTATTCTTGTTTAATAATATCTAGTTTTCTTAGGTCTTTAGAGTTCAGCAATAATTTATCAGAAGAATGGAACTGAAGTCCGTATTCCTGGTTAAAATCTTCAACCGATCCAAGGTCTGCAATTTTCTGTTTTTTCCAATCCTCATCTCTTCCTGGAATCTGCCACCAGTCTACTCGAATTGGATAATAACTAGATTCCCTATTTACTGCATCCTTCCAAATTTCCCAGAATTTATTTTTTCCATTTGGTGTAGATGTTATTATGATTCTCCCGTTCGGGTCAGCTGTAACTGTAGGGAATATTGCCCTGTAAAAATCGTCTAGGTTAGCATCATTAATGTGAGCAAACTCGTCGATGTAAAGTAAGTTAACTGTTAAACCAATACCTGATTTCTTAGTTGTTGTTCTACCAACCAGTCTACTATTAGAATCAAATTTGATATTACTTTGATTAATAGTATCAATTCCAGGTTTCATGTAAAAAGGAAGACCTTCAAGAGCTATTCTAAATTTATCGATAAGTTCTTTGGTCGTTGTGAAATTATCTGCAACACATAAAGCTGTTTTTTCAGGGTGAAATAATAAAAACCAGAGCATGAAGATAGCAGACGTCACAGTTTTACCTGTCTGTCTACTTGCCATTAGAATATTTAACGGATTATCTTTATATGCCTTTAGTATTTGTTCTTGGAAATCCCTGAGTCCTCCAGCATCTTTTAAAATCTTTCTACCGCCGGGTGTAGTTATAACACAGTAGTTTATCGCAAAGTATAACAAGCTGGATTTACATTTTGCTAGCTCTTTTATTTCATCAGGTGTATATTCAAATGGCAGGTTTTCTCTTCTTAGATTTATGTCGTTATCTTTAAATGGAGACATTCCAAGCTTTCTAACATCCTTTACACCGTTATTAATATCATCAACTAATTGATTTATCTTTTCAGTAGTCCAGATATAATTATTCTCCTTAGGATCTCCTCCCATCGCAGATATCCTAGTTGAGGAGAAGCCTCCTGATGTAGACATTATATCCTTCATAGATTAAATTTAAATAATTTCGGTCAAATCGATAAAGTCATCTCCCTCAGACTGATTATTATCCGTGGATATGTCTAAATCTGTTTTCTTTAGAAGATGATCCTTGTTTCTGGGATCTATCAAACTGATGTCTCCGTCCTCATCAGTCACTGTAGACTCAGGAAGACTTTCTATAACGTTCTTAGTTCCAACTGATACGAAAAATTTTCCCTCAGAGGTTGAAGATTCTACTTTAACTGAATCTGGATTAGCAGGTGCTTCATTATTAAGCTTCTTATAAGTATCTTCTAGAAACAGAATATAATTGGCTTGCATCTTGGTTATGTTTGCCATTTTATCTTGTAATTGTCCCATTACCTCTAAAAGCCTAGGATGGGTATTGCCCGAAGATATTTCTTCCATCACTTTCATGATGGTTATTTTTAAGGTTTTAAGTTGAAAAAATAGATTCGATATATTGATAGTATCTATTTCTTTCTTGTGTCGAGCATAGTCGTTTTTTTCGAAGATTCCTATATCTACGAAATTCTTAAAAAGGGAATCAGTTATACTTCTTGCTTTTTCGGTAAACTGATCGCTCATTTCTTCAAAATCGTGAGCGCTCTCTGCTTGAAGTTCCTCAGACAATTGATTATCAATTAGCATGTCCTCGTTATCAGAACTAATAGTGCTTAATAGATTTTCAATTTCGTTTTTAAGGTGCTTTCTATTTTCTTTGCTTATTTTTCCTTCTGACATTAGTTCAGTTTGTTTTCGTTCTTGTCTACTGCTGGGTTCGCATAGGTTTTAATCATCTTAACCGATTCAATCCATTGATACACAGTATCATTAGCATTCTTTATGAACTTATCGAGAAGCGAGTTAACTCCGAACATTTGTCCAGAAAGGGTTTTTCTAAGGATGTTATCCTTATAATCATATCCAAGGTGAAGTCTTTTTTCCTTTCTCTCGTATATTGGTCTGTATATGCTATCTTTTAACATTCTTACTTTATTTTATATTAGGTCTAGGGACTATGTCTGATATTTTAATATTTACAGCCCCGAGAGAATCTTCAGATATTCCCTCAGCATACTCGTTTCCATATCTGTCTTTAAATCCTCCTCTTATTATTGGTAGTTCCTTTTCAACTATTATAATATCATTATACTCATCTAATCCCGTTAGATCTGCATTTGAGTCTTTGATTTTAGCGAGCTCATTTTTCTCAGATACTATTGTAATTGCCACAGAATCAACTCCATTAACCTCTTCTACAACCTTAATTAGATCACTTTTTGGAATTCTAGTTCTTCTAGTGTTCTTAGTAAAGTATGCTCCAAGGGAGTTATATATGTCTCTCTTAATGATGTCAATTGTAATATCATCAAATACTATCATGCTTAGGTTTATAATGTATCTGGTTACGATAGGGTCTACTATTTTTAAATCGGTTGAAATCAGTTTACTTCCTGATTTTTCTAGGTATCTTAATAGCTGAGTTTTTTGATATTGACTCATTCTAAATATATCTAGATCGGCTCCGAAATAATCCTGGGAATTTGAAAAGCTTTTCTGAATATTTGGTATCAAAAATAGATTCATCATTCTCTCATCCTCAGGATCTAGATAAACCGATATTAATGAGAATATATTGAGTCGTCTTAATACTATCTCGTAGTGATCCGGATTAACTAGGGCAAAGCTTTTAGAGTGATTAGGCGCAATCAATCTAGTTAAGTCAGATGATTCCGGATTTGCGCCAAACATTGGGGGTTGTTCAGTTGATACTATGATGTAATCGTTTAATTCGACCTCATCTCCATTTAAACTAAATCCAGTGTCTTCAAATTCAAACCTAACCGTTTTCGGATCATTAGTTTTGATGTTTCCACCAGGTCCTTCAGTTATAAGATATTCTATAATTATTTCAGATCCGGCTTTAGGTATAAGACCATAATACGTATTTCCAAAATATATGTCCAACCCTGTGGTTATGCCAGTTTTAGTGATGTATCCCTTTGCTCCAAATGGGATATCTAAAATGGAATCATACTTTTTCCATTTTTCTCCATTCACATATACATTAACATAAAAATTATCTATGAAAAAGTTCTGAGGGCTTCCAATAGAAAAACTTTCAAGAGGAAGCCCTCTTGAAACCACAGTCTGTGTTTCTAAGATTCCTTGTCTTACTTGGATTTTAATCCCATCATCAGAGCCAACTAAAGAGAACTTTACTTCATCTTGTGGAAGATCGAGTATGTACGTTAGACCATTGTTCTGACACGTTAGTCTAGTCATGTTTGGGATAATAACTTTGTCAACTGGAACTTCTTCTGCGTTTTCATTTATTCTAAGCGAAATTTCTCCAATCGAAGACATTGCCCTGCTTGGATTGTGACCTGATAAACTTGCAAGAGAATATACTGAAGTTAACCTAGTTGCCTCATTTATGTTTAATTCAGTTATCGAATCTTCGATATAGTAGAAGATAAGTTGAGTTAAATTCTCTAGGACAATTAGCATTTGACCAAAGGGGGAAGCCGCTGTAAATACAGATCTACTCTGGTTAAACTTGTTAGTTAAGTATTGAATGCTATCTAAGGCAATGTCCTGAATTGAAGCCTTAAATGATCTTAATATTCTATAATTTGAGAATGACTCTGCCATCTAATGTGTCTATTTGTATTATTTATACCGGATTTATAGGAAGCGTTCGATAGTAGATTTATTTACTTCGGCACCCAAATAAATAAAATAAAGTCGGTAAAAGCATATGCAGTTTAATCTGGACAAGACTGGTTTATACGAAAACTCAAGCCTAACCTTTAAATTTGAATTTAGGTCTCCGATGAGACGTCGAGATATGGCATCTAAACTTTCTAGAAACACTGGAAGGACAGTCAAGTGGTTTAAGGGTGTGAACGAGTCGTTTAAGCCAAGCGACAATACATTCAAATTAACTAATAAGTATTCGCATAATTCCAAGATCTTTGTATTTGAGACCGGATTAGTCCAGTACAAGGACGCAATGAGATTGATGCTTCAGACTATGAATATTATAGAATCATTCGGATATACTGACGATCGGTGCGAAATGCAGGTAGGAATAGCCTTAAACGAAAAGGCTCTAGAATTACCAGTCGGAATGTCAAAATTGAATAAGTTTAAATATTTGATAGGTTTAGACGAATCTGATATATTAAAAACTTGGAATACTGAAGACACTGATCGTAAGAAGATAGCACAGAGCACTTATTTCTACTTCCATGCTAAGAATCCATATGATACTTACATTTCAAGCTCAATTGTTGAGAGGGTGAACGTAGATGCTTTTAACTTTCCTGAGTCCGACTTTTTCGGATCAAGCTTTAATAGACTTGGAGAAGGAATATTAGATATTACGTACATTGGAGGCAAAGATTATCACAAAAAGAAGAAGGAAGCATCCTTCACTATTAATAAGATTATCTCAAGACTTCATGATACTCTTTCAGATAACTTTTCATATAATGTTGACGAAAAGAGAAAGTTGGAAACTCTAGTATCAGAGTATAAGAAGTCAGTTCTTAATACCAAGTCCCCTCTTAACTTAAGAACTAATTATCCTAACATCAACTTGTACTATGATCTTAAATCAGTGGACTACTTAATTGAGTCTAACTATAATTCCTTAAGGGAAAAGATTTTTGATCTTGTAATATTCGGAGGAGTTCATATTGCAGATATCAACTGGGATAACACTAGAAAGATGATGCAAGTAAAAGACGCAGCAATAGGTAAGAGCGTTGTAATCGAAGGAGTTGAATTTTACAATTGTGAAATTGAGGCTGATGCTAAGAATTGTCTCTTTAGCGGATGCACTATAAAGAATTCTAAAATAGAAAACTGCGACATAGTATCTTCAAACTACGTTAAGAATTCGAAGATCATAGAATGTAAGTATCATTCAGACGACAATATTATATCTAATAGTTATTTAGACAACGATCCAAAGAACCTCATAGGTGGAGATCTTAAAGGATGTCTAGTAAATCGAGGTTCATTTAGACTAGGATCAACCGTTGATAGTAAGACTGAGATAATCAACCGCTAACTTTATTATTATTTCATCCAAGAACTGCATTATTTCCTAATAAATAAACTAAAATAGTAGGATATAGATGTCAGTTTACAATAATCTAAACAGCGTCAAGAAGCTGAGTAACTCAAGCGTGACGTCTATCGTTGATGTCACGAACTTAAACTTCAAGAAGTTATCTGACGCGAATTTAGAGTTTTTAAGCAATATAAAATACGACGAAAGTGCAAATACAATTTCCTTGAATAAGGGAACTTTCACTTACGTCGATATAACTGATACTCTTTCTCTGAAGGTAAACGGAATTCCAACGTTTACAATTGATTCTCTAGGTAGAGCTGAAGGTAAAGAGATACTCGTAAACGTCGCAGAAACAAAAAGACAGAGACTTACAGACTTTCCAGATTGGCCAACTGAAGGCGTTCCCGGTGAAATCATATACACTGGAATTCAGAATCAAAGACCCGAATTTGGAGAAGATTTTATAGGTTATTTAGACGGTCGAGGATGGGTAAGCTTAACCACACTAAACAGCGCAGTTTCAGGAATACAAATTATACCTGAAGCGGGTAGCCCATTAACTCTTCCTACTGTAAATCCTGGAACCGGCTTATTATGGGTAGGACCTCCTGGATATGAAAACAGTTATGATCCTCAAGATGTAACTGTTTATTTTAGTGATGATAATGGCAACGTATTTGATATCATTACTGATCCCGTTTGGGAACTTATCGAAGGCAGCCCAGATGATGCTAAATTTAAGCCTTTAGGAACTGCGATAATTGGAGACATTACGAATAACGGATCTCTTAGATATGTTGATGGAAATCAGCAGTCAGGTTATGTATTAACATCTGATGCATTAGGTAATGCATCATGGCAGCCAAGCACAGGAGGTGGAGGTACCGGAGCCCTAAATGCTGCATATGTTCAAATTGTAGATCTATATGCAAATACTGCTAAGACAGTTACACACAATCTAGGATCCTCAAGTGTTCACGTTCAATTAATTGATTTAGACACTGGAGCCTTGATAGAATCTCACGTAGATAATTATACGACAAATAGTGTCGATATTACATCTTCTCAAGATAACAATAACGTAAAAGTTGTCATTATTGCAGCAGGCGGAGCATCTCCCACTTCTTTATTTGGGCTCACTGATGTTGATCTAGTATCCCCGCTAGCGGATGGAGACATATTAGTATATAATGCTACTTCTAATACTTGGGTAAACTCTGTGAATACAGGGGGTTCAGGAGATACTGTTATTGCTGGAGATGGAATAGATGTAAATACCGTTGGATCTGACGAGGAAGTTTCTATTAATTTAGATACAACCCAAACTAATCTTGTTATAAATGGATCTGGAGAATTAACGTTTGACGGTGTTCATGTTAAGGATGAAGGAGTAGATGTAGGTACTTATAGGACGATCAACTTTATCGGAGATGATGTACTTGCACAAGATAGTGGAACACCTGGTCAGGTTAATGTTTATATTCCTACTCCAACGTTTGCTTCTCATTTTAATACAACGGATGGAACAACTACTGGAACAGTTAGCGAAAATATAATTAATCCAGGCGGCGGATATTGGTCAAGAGAAATAGTTAGAATTAGTACTCCTACATCAGAGGCCAGTCCATACTTCAAGACGAACGGATGGGCAGGTACAAACCAAGACGCATACCCAGTACAAGGCACCAGTAAAGGAGCCATTAACTTTACAACTGCACAAGCAGTAACTGGTTTTAGTGCAGATGGAACTGGTGATGCTACTATTACAGTAAACGTATATGATGCCGACGGCACTACACTATTACATACATATACAACACCTACTCTCTATACTAATGGGGTATATAGCCCACTATTTAATACTAGAGTTGCTGTAACAATTAGTGGATATGCCACGGATACGTCAAAATATAAAGCCAGCATAAACGTGCAAACTCAGGTTGAGACTATTTTTAATGATCACAGTTTAGACGGTGGAAGATATCATGTTGAAATCATCATGAATACTGATACAGCTACCGATGGTGGAAATACTTATACTTATACACAGGACGATATATTCCTAGACACTAATTCGAGTCCTACTCCGACTGTTGATGCAATGGTTCTTCAAGAATCATCAGATTCTACTAAGATTCAAACTAAGCATTTAAGTGGAGTCGAATATTATATTCTAAACTCTTGGTTTGAAGTTGATGGGCTGGATTTCGATGATCTAAATAGAAACACCCAAGGTAGATACAACATATCTAATAGATATACTTCTAACTTTACCATGGCTGCTGCTGATTACGGTCTACCTGGATACACTCTTGCAG